AATAATGCTCTAATTGTTCTTTGCAATATTTTGCAGATTTTTTTGGATCTAATTTAGAAGCTGAAATGTAAATCTCATCAACGACATATGACGGGATTTCACGAGCATAACTTTCCCTAATTAATCGTTTAAGATCTTTAACTTTTATTTTCATAAAAACTAAATATTACCCGCACTTGCTCCACCCGCAAGAATTACAAGTCGCGCATCCTTCTTTATAGACGATTCCTTCAAGTCCGCACGACCCGCAGATCTTATCAGAGTTGGACTTGGTTCCATCCGGAATGTAGCTCTTTAAGACTCTAGCAATCGCCTTTGAAAAAGACTGCAATCCGCTGTGCTTGTCTTTCTGCAACTGTTCGACGACATATTGAACAGGGACTCCGTGTCGAAGAGCAAGAGAAAGTGTCCTCGTCATTGCTCCGTGGTTTGGATTGGCAAAAAGTTCGACAACATCCTTAAAAAGGAGGTGGTCATCATCACCGATTGGAATCTGGAGATTGTACGTCGCCACACCATCCTTCTTACCATTCTTGATAAGAGTGCCTGTCTTCGCCTTCTTTGGTACCTCGACGTGTTGAGATAGACCGCAGAAGATCTCGTAAGGTTTGTCATCCAACCGTCCGACCAACACCAAGTAGCTCTCGTTGTCACCACCTGCCCTCACGTTAATTCTGTGAATATCACAGGTTAATTCCTTGGGTCGCTTTGGCGCATGGCTTTCTACCATGGTCTCCGGTTGACCATCGAGGTCCACCTTCTTCTCTTCAGGCTTCGTCTCGGCCACAAGGACGCCGGTTCGGCAACCATCACGATAGATAGTGACACCCTTGCATCCAGTCTCCCAACCCTTCATGTAGATCTCCTTGACAACATCTACGGAAGTTGAATTAGGGATGTTTGTTGTGTTGGAGATAGAATGGCAGATCCACTTCTGGGCCGCGGCCTGAAGATCTACCTTGGCGACCCAATCGATCTCGTTGGCTGTTCCACCGTGGTAAGGAGACTCTGCAACGTTGTCCTTTGTCTTGTGGTTGACCTCCATCCATTTCTTGAATGCATGGTGGTAGACCATGAATTCCTGCCACTTATCACCGAGTGGATCAACAAAGTCGACCTTGACATTTGGATCATCACCGTTGACCTTCTTGCGGCGTTTGTAGAACAACATGAATGCAGGTTCGATACCGGATGTGGTTTGGGTAAGAACCGAGACAGAACCAGCAGGAGCCGTTGTCGTAAGGGCAATGTTTCTACGACCATGCTTCTTATAATCTCTGACGAGCTCTGGATTTGCTTCGAGGATCTGCTTGACGAATGGATGCTCGGCCTCGAGCTTGTGTGAGAAGACAGGGAATGCTCCACGTTCCTCTGCCATCGTGATTGTTGAACGATATGCAGAGAGTGCAAGAGCCTTGTAGAGTGATTCTGTCATCTGAATGGATTGTTGCGATCCGTAAACGAATCCCATAGCGGCTATAGCATCACCCAAAGCAGTAATTCCAAGACCGGTTCTACGACCGCCCAAAGCTGCTTCCTTAATTTTAATCCAAAGATTAAGTTCCGATTGTTTTACATCATCAGGTTCAGGATCTTTCTTAATCTTGGAAATAATTTTATCTACAGCTTCAATCTCAAGATCGATGAGATCGTCCATAAGGCGTTGAGCCTTGATGACGACGTCCTTGAATCTTTCATTGTCGTATGCAGCAGCTGAAGTAAATGGATTCTTTACAAACTTATAAAGATTGACTAGAAGCAATCTGCACGAATCGTAAGGAGATAGAACAATCTCACCGCATGGATTCGTTGATGTTGACCCATATCCAACAGATGCATACGCTTCAGTTGGGGTACGCTTTTTGACAGTATCCCAAAATAGAAGACCGGGTTCAGCTGAGGCCCATGCAGCCTCGATGATTTCATGCCAAAGTTGCTTGGCATCAACCATCTCTTCAACTAAATGTTTTGCGTTTTTCTCAACAGGGAACCGAAGATGAACCTTATTACCGTCCTTCACCGCCTGCATGAATTCATCCGTCAAGCGGATCGAGATGTTTGCACCGGTAACCTTTTTGAGGTCTCGTTTGATGTTAACGAATGTTCTAATTTCGGGATGGTGAACATCAATCGTCAACATCAAAGCACCGCGGCGGCCGCCTTGGGCCACTTCACGGCAGGTGTTTGAGAACCTCTCCATGAAGACGCCAATACCGTCGGTAGTGCGAGCTGCATTGGCGGTGACAATTCCTTTCGGACGAATCGTAGAAATGTCAAAACCAACGCCACCTCTTCGTTTCATGATCTGCGCTTGTTCTTGATCAGCCTTAAGAATACCGGCATAAGAATCATAAGGAGACTGAATGACAAAGCAGTTCGACAGAGATTGATACTGGAATTCATTTCCAATTGCCGACATCGGTGAACCTTGAGGAACTACAGGTCCTAGACCACGAGATTCCTTGGCAAGTTCCTCAAGAGACATTACTGCACGTTGCGAAACATCGATGTGCTCAACATCAGCGAGGAGGCAAAAAATCTCCTTCTCAGACATGGGGTTCGGATATTTTGCCTCGATTCGAGCAAATTCCTTGGCTAATCGAACGTGCATGTCTGATGGAGTTAGTTCCAGCAAACTTCCTGCAGGATTCCTTAGAGCATATTTGTCGCAATATACGCTTGCTGCTAATTCATCACCGTTAAAGTATTTTAAAGATGCCTGGTATGCTTCATCGCGTGTGTAAGTCATATTGGTCTCTCAGTGGGAAATTTAATTATATAACGTTGGCTTCCAAATTGTTTGGTTTTTGTGTCGAAAATTCTTTCTTTAATTCTTGCCATTTAGCTCTTAATGCTCTTTTTTGAGCTTCATCATCGGAAACGATTGCCGCATCAGGAACATCTGCTGCGCCGACTATCTCAAATTGACTTCTTGCAGTATTAATCTTTGCTGGGAAAATCAATCCATCTCTTCCTGCGCGGTTCTTTGCAACGTATAGTCTTCCCCATCCATTAGCTTTTTCATGCGAGCGACGGGATACGGAGATGATAAAATCACAAATCATTGCCTTACCATATGCTTCAGACATGTTTGTCATGTCAATGACTTCTGCATTAGCACCTTCCTTGTTGGACTGTGAAGCAGTCCAAATTGGAATTCCATACTCCATTGCCAATCCACGCAACTCTTCATAAACAAGCTTAAGCTCGTGTCGTAAAGAATCGAATTGTCTTGTCGATCTCATGATGTCTGCATAATCAATGATAATAATGTCTGGTTTGAAACCTTTGAGATCCAGTCGCTCAACATGAGACCTGATCGTAAAGATTGATGCAGTATTTGTTGGGTACTCTTTAATAAAAAGTCTTCCAAGGTTTTTATTTGATTCATAGAATGACTTCACTTCGTCTTTACGGTCCATCACTTCATTTGAATCAATGTCACATAAGTTTGAATCATACCTGATACCGACGGCTGTTTCAGATAGTTCAAAGGTATAATGAAGAACATTCTTTCCGTTTCTAAGAGCATTGGCTCCAATCATCGTGAGGAAGTGAGATTTACCAGAACCAGAACCGCCGACGACACAAAGAAGTTCTCCCTTTCCTGATCCACCGTTTAATAGTTCCTTTTTGTCAATCTCTGGGATGCCAGTCGGAATTGTATCACGCTTGAGTCTAGTGAAACGTGCATCCATCTCATTAAAGAAGTCGTGGCCTACAGATGGAGCCGTTCCGACCTGGACTGCTTTCTTAATTGATTCTACAATTGATTCATATTTGTCCGCCTGCATCTGATCAACTGCATTTTCTAATGCGGCTTTCAGCGCCTGCTTGCGACAAAAGTCAAGCGATTTTTCACGAACGAACTGAAGATCTCCAGGATCAGGATTACTCTTCATCCTCTGGAGATAATCGATGATTTGGTCTCGCAGAATGACGTCAGTCCCTATCTTAAGATCTTCTCTAATGATCGTAACAAGCAACTGTAAAGTTGGAAAAACTTTGTATTTTTTTGAATAAGAAAAATAACGATCTGATAGAAATTGAAGGTACTTCAATTCAAAGTAATTTGAATCAAATACTTCTGTCATCTGTTCGGCAAACTTCCAATCAGTCAACAATGCTTGCATGATCTTTTCTTGAAAAGACTTGCCGTACGTGCCGAATGTCGGAGTAGTGTTTTGTGTAGTCATAAATAAAAATCAGTGTTGAATAGCGATTAAAGAGCTGAGGTCGTAAAAGAAACCTTCGACATCAAAACCTTCGATACCTTCTTTAACTAGTGCTCGAATCAATCCCATCCTATCCATCCGAGGTGTGAATGTATCGATGACATGTCGCACCTTCGAAACTTGATCTGCAGACAACATACTTCCATCAAGATGGACCAACTTCCAATTTCTCTTGATGTCTTCTACGCTATCCATGATGCGACGATAAATAATAGATTCATCAATTTTGGATTGACAAAAGTCAAAAACTTCTTGCAAAATTAATTCTTGATCACTACCTAGAATTGGTATTTTTGATGCAACCTTTTTAAATCCAATACCTTTTACTCCAGGAACATTATCCCCTGGGTCTCCGCAAATTGCTTTTGCAATTGCAAAATTTTTCGTTTTGATCCTAAATTCTTCAAAAATCTCGTCTGCTGTGACGATTTTCTTCTTGTGAAGACTGTAAATCTTCGTGTTATCATCAAGCAATTGGTACATGTCTTTATCTGAAGAGACAATGACCTTATCATCGTTACGAAGAGGACCTTCACACAGGTGGGCTACGATGTCATCTCCTTCGCAATCAGAGACGTAAATTTGACATGCAGGGACGAACTTTAGCATTCCTAAAAGAGTTATCAACTGATGTTTTCTGTTCTCTTCAGAATCAGGAATGTCATCGCCATAGAACCGGTTCAACTTTTCGGGTCGGCGACCGAGTTTATATTCTGAATACAGATTTCTTCTGCGACGAGATCCACCACCTTCCCATGCAATATACACATGAGAAGGCTGGATTTCACGAACAATCCTTTGAAAGGATTTTAGGAAACCGATGCATCCACCCATCGGTTCCCCATTCTTGTTCATCGTCGGATATGCAGCCCAGCTTCGTAAGAAAAGGTTCTGCGCATCAATTATCAAAATTGGATGATCAGGATTCAAACTCAAACTCCAGTGCTTCCAAATCCGCCTTCACCTCGAACGGTCTCTGAAACTTCTGTAGCCTTTTGAAAGATTGCTTGAAAAATTGGAAAAAATAGAAGTTGTGCAACCCTATCTCCTTTTTTAATAATAAATTCTTCCTTACCTGCGTTATAAAGAATTACCTTTACCTCGCCGCGGTAGTCGGTATCAATGATCCCTGGAGCATTAAGAACTTGAATACCATTCTTGGCTGCCATTCCAGATCTAGAACATACCATTGCTCCAAACCCTCGAGGAATTTCTAGTTTGACACCAGTTCCAATGATTGTTCTAGATCCTGGCGGGAGTGTGACTTCATCGGTAGACTTTAGATCACATGCAGCAGATCCTTGAGTCTGATATGCTGGAATTAATGAATCATCATCAGTTAGAACTTTGACCCAAATTGGATTGGTTGGTCTTTCACTCATCTGATCCTCCGTCGTCTGAAACGTTATCATCACCCTCTGTTGGGGTTGCCGGTCCTGAAGTCAACGTCAAAGCTGAATCGATTGCTTCCATGATAAATGGCCCGTGAATATCATCTCTCATTAAGTTTCCAAATTCAGACTTATAGAACTTCTTTTCTACCACAACTTCACCCGTCTTTTCATTGACAACGCTCAATTCTTTCCATGCACCTTCTCCAGAGATATTGATTGCGTGTCCTCTTCTCTTTACCGGACCTGACTCCTTGCAGTGGGATCGAACTTCATCAAAGAGATATTCATCCTCAACGATACCTTTACCGAAGATGATGTCAAATTCACACTTACGGAAAGGCGGAGCAACTTTGTTCTTCTTAATTGTAACCGTTGTATGGATACCGATTGGCATGCCGTTCTTATCCTTGACTTGATTTCCACTTCCAAGGCGAATTCGAACCGAAGAGTGGAAGGGAATTGCACGTCCTCCCGGTGTTGTTAGAGGATCCCCGTGAAGTACTCCGATATTATCGCGAATTTGATTGAGGCACAATAAGGTTACATTGTTCTGACCAATGACGCCGGTAATCTTACGCATACCCTTGGAGATAGCTCGAGCCTGAAGGCCGATAGAGTTTTGTTCATATTCACCATCGAGTTCTGCCTTTGGTGAAGTAGCTGCGACAGAATCCCAAATAACCAGAATGGGAATGTTCTTTTCTAAAACTTGCTTTGCCTTAAGAATTGTAGACTCGATGATAGAAAAGACCTCTTCAGTGCAGTGAGAATCGCAGTAGACAAATCGTTTACGAACGTCAATTCCCATGTCAGACAGCTTTTGCACAGGCGTAGCATTTTCTGTATCGATATAAACGACTAACCCTCCCATCTTTTGAGCAACTGCTGCAGCATGATAAGCTAGATGAGACTTGCCTGAAGAAGGTAATCCAGAAATCTCAATAATTCTACCTTCTGGATATCCTCCACCGAGTTCATTACGAATCGCATAGTTCAATTGAATAGAACCTGTGTCGATCCACCTTTTTACAACCGTAGGAGCATCCATTTCTGACAAGTTATATGCGATGCGAGTTCCATATTCTTTATTGATAGAAGAAATTAATTCCTTCATCATATTGTCAACGTCGCTCTTCTTATGCGTAGTCGTTTCTTCTAATCTATTCTTTGCCATATGTCTTGTTATTATCTCCTTAAACGCGTAGATAGTACAAACGCCAGAAACCTTGTTGATTCCTGGCGTTTGCGTTCTAAATCTCTAGATCAATCATCATTCATCAAGTCTGCAAATGCATCATCAAGAGATTGCTTTTTTCCATCATCTTCTTTCTTCGGCTTCTTGGCGGCTGTCTTGGTGTCAGATGACTTAACCTCAGCGACGAGGTCATCTAGCGCATCCGTCGTTGCAACTCCTCTGGACATTTCAGGTGTTGCATCAGCAGTTGACCCACCGTTCAACCAATTATTAAGAACCGTTTCAATTTCTTGAGTCGACTTAAGACGATACATGTCATCGATATTTGGAATTGAATTTAGCCATTGCTCCATCGTCTTTGAATCCTCATGAAGCTTTGATGGCCTGCGTGCGGGATCAACCGTCGTATCGTTAAATTGCTTACCTGGCTGCTTCGTGATTGAAACCTTAAGATCAAAACCTTCAGTTGGCGAAAGGATGTCGCCAACCTCCTCATCAAGGAAGAATCCCAACATGCGTTGATAAACAAGCTTACCAAATGCCCAAACTTGAACGCCCTTATCTTCCTCACCGCGGACGACAACAGGGGCATAGCATCGCATCTTTGGTGCAAGCTTCTTGGCAAGAACACGATCGTCTGGCTTGCCACTGCTATAAAGCTTACGGATCAAATCGTTGATTGGATCTGGCTTACCGAATTGATTTGGTGCCAAAATACCTGCATTCTCACCGATATAATAGAACCATCGCTCAGCAAATGGTTGACCGTCTGGTGAATTCTTCCACGGAAGACATCTTACCTTGTGTTCTCCTAGACTAGGCTTCCAAAGTTGGACAGCTGAAGTCTTCTTTACACCGCTAAGCTCTGCTACACGTCGCTTGATTGCTTCTAGATCGATTGCCATAATATTTTTCCTTTTCCTTTTCCGATTCCGTACCTGTGGCAGGAATACTTTCCCTGCTTGATTGCAGGTAATGGTTACCCTACCACAAACCTTATTTTGTGTTCAACGCTTTTATTCACGCCCAACTTGGATTCTTGCGCTTGCCCTTCTTACGCTTCTTCGACCCTGAAATTGGGAAATCAGGAGTCATACCAAGAGGCAATGCATAACCAGCGATGGCGCCCACGCCGCTGAACTCATCAAGCTTATCTTCCTCATCCATTTCCGAATCCTTTTTTGTTTCTTCAGAAGAAACGAGTCGTGAAGACACACTAGGGTTTTCTGCTAAAACTTCAGACACAAGCATCCTAATGTAGTCACGAAACTCTTTGTTCATGAAGATTAAATATCGTCATGGAATCCAGACACCACCGACTTTTTCCTGCATTGTAGAAATATAGTCAGCTGTCATCACCGCAAAAACCAATGGACTCGTCTTCAAACAATAAGGCTTATTTTCATCTAGAACAAATCCATCGTTGAGAAGGATGGAAAGATATTCATCTGTTTTTAATTTAAGACCAAAAGCCTGACACATATGAACACTACGCTGGGGTGTAGACATGTATTGCATGTCCTTATTGTGTTTATAAAACTCCCCTAATTTTTCGCGATGCCAATCAGAATCTTGAGGAACATAGTAATCTGTAATTGACCCATCGTCATTTGCCAGACCTACCTTGCCGATATCGTGGAAGAGACAACCGATGATGAGAGAATCCTTAGGAACTTCCCAGCCGAATGCTTTCATGAGCTTCATCGCGTTTGAAAGGACTCGGAGTGAATGATCAACTAATCCGCCAACCATGCAATTATGAAAATCAACCCTAGACGAAGCAGGACAAATTGCCAAACGTTCTCCTAAATGGTCTACGAGATTTAACGTGGCCTGTGATCGATCCCCAAGCTTTTCGCACAATGATCTAAATTTATCAAAATTGGCAGCAATGTCTTCAGGAGTCAGTTGTTTTTGCTTCATTTAAATTAATATCATCTGTATTGCTTAATTTGTTCAAGGCATTTTTCTTTCTCGTCTCCCAACCTTTTTTTGCATGTGAAATTCGCTCTTCTTGTGTGACTTTTGAATTTGCTTCTCTTACAGACGAAATCCATGTACCATTTTCAACACGAGCCTGAGCTATTTTTTGAGCTCTATTAGCAACTTTATCTGGATTATCCTTGCACCATGATGAAACTGCATTACTTATTTTTTCAGAATATTCTTCCCTAAAGTTAGGGTCTGAAGATAAACGTTCAAGAAAAGCTTCGCCGCCCAATTTAGCCTTGGTAGTCATTAATTTCTGGAGATTTTCTCTATATTCTTCATCGACCTCCGCTTTTGATTTCATTTTCAACCAGCTATTTTTTGCTCTACGACTTGCTAAGTTCGGATCATTCTGGTAAATCTTTTTCGACCTCTCGGATAACAGCTTTCTTTCTTCTTCAGTATACACACGATTATCGTAATAAGCTCTTGTTGCTACACTTATCTTTTCTTTTGTTTCAGCTGATGTAACATAAACTCCTTTTGGACGACCTCCTTTGCCACCAATATCAAAGTTCATACCTCCAAACTTAATATTGGTTTTATGCTCAACAATTAAATCGACTTCACGTTGATTCATTTCCTCTTCTGAGGAGCAACGTTGAAGCATTCTTATTTTGCAATTATCAACACCATGTCTAGCAATCAAATAATCAATCTTAAGATCTTTTTTATTTGATCTGCCTTCAACAATTGCTTTAACCCGTTTTAAGTGACCTGCATGACGTTTATCAACACCGTATTTGGACTTGCCAACATAAACATCTTTACCTTGACACTCACAACAATGGCAACTATAACAATAAACAACATAATCAACGTTTGACATGATGGACTAATCCTCCAGGATATATCTATCCTGTCAAGAAAAAATTATGCAATATCTTCAGGGGTTAATGACATAATGACACATCGTAATTCTTTTTAATTTTCTGTACAAGTTTTTACATCGAAATTTCTTCGAATTTTATTGGAAACTCCTGATCATACCCATGAACATTTATTTTTGAAACGTTGGATACATCAGCAAGTCTGTCTGGGTGGACATCAAGAATCAAAGCGTCGTGAAGAACAAATATAGGTCTCACGCCTTCGACTCCTAAACAATCCATGATCTTTGAAAATCCCATTAAAGATACATCAACGCCGGTACTTTGAGCATAATAGTTGATGAATATGTTATCTTGCGTTCGATCAACTGGGATTTTTCTTCCAAATCTATTTTTTATGAATCCTGTCGTTTTGTGTTCTTGTTTTAATCTTTTTAATAAAGACTTTGTACTGATATAATCTTCGATTTGAAGGATTAATTTTGCAATCTTCTCTTCAGATGTCCCTAAATGAAGAGCGATGGCAGATTTTGAAGATCCATATAGAACAGCAAGAACTGCAGCTTTTACCATCTCTCTTGACATTCCACCGAATTTATTTGAAAGCATTTGATACAAATCTGATTCAGGACAATCATTTCCTGATTCATACAACAAGATTCTTGCTTCCAAAGAAGAAAAATCCAATGACACTATCTTTCCTTCAGGAAATGATGGCTTTAAAATGTTTCTGTAGCTTTTCTTCAACAAAAGAATGCTAGGGCCTGACGAAACAACAAGACGACCTGTAACAGTTCCAAATCGATCATATGTTACTGGAAATGCATATCCACCTGAGCGTGGACGAAACGTTTCAACGACATGAGAATTTACCGCAGAAGACGAAACGATGTCATTGATTTTTCCAGCGTCTGTCTTGGCTGGTTTAATCATGTTTAAAATCTTATTTCCAGGTACCCACGTGTTAAGATAGTAATCTATTTCTACGTTTTTTAATTCTTTAGAATAATTGACAACGTCATCAAAAAACTTTTTATATTCTTGTTTAGGAAGAATCATCGACCAAGGAGGAGATCCTTGCATTAAAGACTGCATGGATTTTTTATATTTTTCATGAACCGTTGGAGGTGCTGGCATGTGATTCAACCGGCTCACTGTATCCAGGCAAAAATTATGATCTTGTTTGATTTCGCCGGATAGACACCAAAAATCATTTTGGATTTTTTCTACCCATGAAACGCCGTCGTGCGACAACGATAAATTTTTCTTGGATCCCAGCAAATCAGATGTTATTGTGATATCCATCAGCTTACATGGTATCAATATCATCAAAACTTTTACATGATCAAAAATCCATCATCATTATTTCTTCGGGGCAGCTGGTTTTGTAGGTGGACCATTTCTTTTTTGTATTGTTTCAGATTCTTTCGCTCTATTTGCAATTCTTTGCGCGAGAGCGGACATTTGTGTTGCATAATTTTGCGGGCTTTCATACTTTCCATATGCATCAGCAAATGTAAACTTTATATCTGAAGTGAATGATCCTGGGGTTAATGTATGAGATAAATTGGTTATGTTGTATAAATTATCTATCGTCGTTCCAGTTCCTAGATCAATAAAAAATTGTTGCATATAATCGAACAAGGGACAACCCATCGTTGTGATGGATAATGAACCTGGTATGACTCTTAGCGGAAGATCACCGGGGGCTGACCCATTTGGAAGAGATGGGTTTTGAGTTTCAGATCTATTTCTTAACATCATAATTGTGGATATCTTTGCGTCTTGCTCTGATCCATAATTGACGCTTTTGATCGTCGTTCCGTTTGTTCCCACCGTTATCGTCGGCGTAAATCTTGAAATTTCTCTTTTCACTAAATCAAAACGAGCTTTGCCATTCTTGTCTGCAAAAGAAATAGATCTTGCTGTTGCGGAGATTCCTGCGATGGTAACTTGATCTTTTTCAATTTTTATTTGATCTGAACTCGTCTGTTCTTTTACTGTTTTTTCAAAATCTTCTAAAGCATCCTTTTTTATCTTTTGGTCTTTTATTTCATTAATTTTTTTAATTAATTCTTGTTGTTTAGCTCTATATGTTTGTTGCCATTTTGTATCGACTTCAACATATGCTCCATCATTCGTTAAAATATCATATGCAGCCTTGTGAGGAATTGAAGCTTTATCATAGATGTGAATTCTAACAATTTTTTTGTAACCATCTGGTTTAATTCCTTTAGATGATATCACGGAACCTACTTCAAAAGTTGTTAACAAATCTTGAACTGCATTATTGGAAGAATAATTTGATGTTTCAACATAAAAATCTATTGCTGGCAATACGAAAGAAGATCCCAGTCCTTGATTTTGAATCTGCCTTTTTAATAATTCATCTGTATGATCTGTTTTTAAATTTCCTTTTTCATCGTATAAGTCGCTAAATCCGTAAGCCTTGTGACGTTGATTTCCAAATTGCGATTCTCTAACAATTTCTAAAAAGTTTAAGAGAGTCATATTTTCTCCCTTTTGTTTAACAACTTTCTCTGCATATAAATTCTGTAATGAATCGATATCAATTGGAAACTCTCCGATATTAACGCTTGCAACAGTTCCAGCAAGCTCATTAAAGTTATAAAATATGACTTGATATTCATCAATTGGAGCGTCTTCGCCTCCGATGGTCGTTGCTGCGCTGGAAAAATACGTCGCAAATAATCTAGCAAAAGAAACATCGCCAAAAGAATCTACTATTTTTCCCCCTGCTTTTGTTATTTTTCTCTCTGACAATAATTTATGCATATTTGTCAAAGGATGAACAACCTGTGGGTCATCGTCGCTTTTGAATTTATTTGCTTCACCTGCAGAAGATATGATTGACCACATATCATAATCTTTTCCTTTTTTTAAAACGTCGAATCTGTTCGTAGCGACAACATTTGCAGCTCCTTCTAATCTTGAAGTTGCGCTAGATTTAGATGCGCTGTCTGCAATAGCATAAAGAGCTTTTGCAGACTTTAAAAACTCTTGCGCGTCTGGACTGGTGTTTTTTTCTAAAGCTCTCTCAATTACGCCAAATTCGCTTTTAATGGTTTTTGCATCTCCTGTTGGAAAAGATCCACCTAATGCTGCATTAATAATTGTTGACCCACGAATATCCGCTGCACCAGATCCTCCTAATCCTAATTTTTCAGCTAGCTTTTTTACATTAATCATTTTAGTTTCTAAATCTTGCTGTTCTGCATTAAAAACTTCTGATCCAACATTAGGAGTTATTCGAGATAATTCTTGCGCAAATTTCATAGCTAAGCTTAATGTCACACTTGCAGTTCCATCATCGCCTATAGAAATCGAGCTATTGACTATTCCATAGGCTTCTTTTTTCAGCATATGTTCATTAATCATCGCTAGATATGAATTTCTATCCTCACCGCCAATAGGCTGAGATGGTGCCCTCCACCCATACGTTATCCACAATAACGCTTGACCATATAATTTTGGATTTAAAAAGTCAGCAATTTCTACTAATCGTGATCTATCAAATATTTTCAAAGTTAATGTTGCGGTTTTATAAGAAATAACTCCATGCCCCGCTGACGTAACATTAACGTTAAAAGATTGTATTGTTCCAAATGGAAGAGTTGCGTTTAAAACAGGATTATACCGTGGAACGGTTTCTTGATCATAATCCATATTAATTAATGTTTGCGGCATACAAAACATTTCCATTCCAGTCGTCGTCGTTTGAGTGCTTGAACTTGTTTGTTCAACTTTAATATCTTTGACCTCAGGAAACTGTTTTGCAGGTTGACCTGGTTTACGAAAACTGTATAATCGTTCAATTTGCTTTTTAAATGCATCTTTATCAAGAGTAAGACCTCGTTTGACAACATTTGTCGTGTAAGTGTCATAGATCAAAGCAGTTGCAGAAACGCTTCCATCAGAACTTGGAGGAGTAATTGGTTCCGCACCCATCAAAAACTTCAATGGAGACATAGTAGACTGTGGCCTATTGTTTTCATCTGCTGTCGATCCTTTTCTTTCAAACGAAAACTTAACGTCTAAATATGGAACTAATTGTGATGCCATAATTCCAGGCATATAATTGATAAATGTAGAAACTATATCTGAATTTCTAAGTTTTAGATCAATAGAAGGAGTGTCAACAAGAATCATAGTCAAAGAAGATTTCAACTTTGTTTCAACTCGTTCAGTAGGATTTTTTGATGCATTTAATAGACCTCTTAATCCTGTAGAAACTTCCTTATATTCTTTTTCTACAAACGCATTATATGCAGAGGGTCTATTTTTTTTATAAAAATCGAATATTTCTCCTTCTGCAGAAGAGACTCCTTCGTATCCAGAATAATAATACATTCTAATTTTTTTTGCAAAAAATTTAGTAAGAGTATCTTTCTGTACGTCGTCAGCTGAATTAGTAAGCTCTTTTATACGTTTCCACAACTCATCTCCAGAATAAAATCCGCTTTGTTGACGAGGGAACAGCAGATCGATCAAGGTTTTAAAGTTAGTATCAGTAAATGCTGTACTTTCTTTTTGAAACTGTGATATTGCAATGTCTTCAGATGAAGTAAAATCTGCGTAAATATCTTGTAATCGTCCAGTTCCGTCTTTTTTAAAGATATCTTCTAATTTTCTAGATGTCATATAAACTTATTACGTAACTATTGCTGCGACTGCATTAATATCCGGAACATTTATTATTGTGCCCGGTGGAACTTGAAGACCCCATCCTATATCTGATGCTGCGGCTAATACCCACCAAAACCTAGCATCTTTATAATAAAGAGCCGCAAGTTGATCTAATCGTTGATTTTCTGTTAGGGTTACAGTTTGAATGATTGGAACAATTCCAGCAGAAACAGCATTTCGAACTGCAGCGATTGCTCGTGAAGTTCCATATTGAAATCCAAACCCAAGCTTTGGAGATGATCTATAACGACTGAATATTGCCATAAAATATTTTCATCCGATATTATGTTGCTTTATTGTCATTCATGGCGTTTCCAACAGGGTATATTGGTGCTCTATTATAACCCGTATGATCAATACCAGGGGTGATATCATGAATTGGTGCAAATGATATTGTAACTTTACACATCTTAGGGGCAGTGTGCCCAGGTAAAACTTCCCATGTCGCCTGGTTATACCAATCAAAGTTTATCGACTCGATGACCCCAGCCAATCCTTTACCGCCTGCTGACTCGAAAGATTTAACAATTATGTTTGTGTCGGGATTCATGAATCCTGCTAACGCATCATGAGCTTTTTGCGGATCTACAGCTTTTGGATCTATCCCAACAAGCTCGTTTAAAGATTGTTCAGTTAAATTTAATGCAGTTTTATAGACTGGGAATGTGACGCTTCCAATTTTAACAGCCGGTGGTGCTTCCGTGAAAAAGGCTTCAGCTGCAGGATCAATATCTTGTCCCTTATATAAATCAACTCCTACTCTATAATATCCACCTGTTTCTTTACCAATTATTTTTGCTTCGCCTAATCTTCCGTTAAATCCTGAATTAGCGTTAGTAATTCTTTCTGCACGTGCATTCACGGGAAGAGTCGTCGACGCATTAACATCAGGGTATGATTTTGTATTAATTGTTACAGTTTTTCCTATAAATTGATCAGTTATTCCATTATCGTCATCACTACCAGGCTTTATAAAGTAAAGTTGGTTCTTTAATTCATTTCTTTTTTGTCTAGCTTTTTTTTCTTCGGCATCCGTTAAGTTTTTAGACTCGAGTTTGATTGTGCTTCCGTCAGAATTTGGTATTTCCATATTGCCGTCAGTCGCACCAAAAAGTCTTGCCAGAGCAAATCTTGAATAATTTGAGCGTAATAAATCTCCTAATCTAATTCTGATTAGAGGAGATGCTCCTATCATTTGACTAAACGGAGCCTTGAATTGATAATTTGATCCGACTAAATCTCTACCAGCGGTGTATTGTGGATATGCTAATGTGATTAATTTGTTAATTTTAAACCACATGTGTTGAAAATCATCTTCGCTTGTAGCTGCAACTGTAAAGCTAAGTCCAATTTTTCTTTGAGTTCCTTTATATATTTTAACTGGTTCTACTCTACCGAAACCTTCTACTGATTCATAAGACACGTTGTAATCATCACTCAATGACGTCAAAAACGCGTGAAAAGAAACTATTTCATTTGTTCTTATATCATGAAAATAAAATGGAACATACTCTGCATCTAAAATATTTTCTAAATCTTCTCTTAGCTTTCCATCTATTCTTCCTGTAGTTACGCTGTTTAATGTTTTGTTTGATGAAAATTTATCATCTTTAATTGGTTGAGATAACGCTAAAGCTCCCGCAAACGCATTTAATGGGGCACCTGGGGTCAAATTAGAACGCTTTTGCAATCCAGCAATATTTGCAGGAATGAGATATCGTGATGGGGCACGCTTCAAGGCCCATGCTAATTGGCTGCTATAGTTAAAAGAAGTCTTTTTAGTTGCTGGATCTGAGTCATAAAAAGACAATCTATTTTTTGTAACAGTTGAATGACTAGAATTTGGATCTTGCGAATCCATTCCATACGAAGGAGTATTTAAAGGTTTTCCTTCTGCGTCTAAGACTTGTTTTTGTTGCCTGTCTATCAATGCATCGCCTAACTGAGCAAATACGTTGATGGCAGCAATTAACTTTGAAGATCTAAATATGCTTTGTATACCCGTTGCTGCAGAAAGGGCCGCGGCCGGATTTTGAGATGCAGCCTTTGATATTCTATCTATAAATTGAGCTATGACAAATCCAGATCTTAAAATTGTTCTCATGATAACAAGATTTGCCCCGACAGCTGATCCTTCTCCGATTAAAGAATCTGCACCGATACCTGCTGCTGCTGCAACCAATTGACCTTCGGATACTTCTGCATTTGAAGCCCCTAAGAAAAATGATCTTATTCCTACACCAACACATTTTGTAAAAGTGTTGTTTGTTCTTCTTATACCCATCGTATTTTCAAGGTTAAAAACGCCTAATCCTGCTTCGGAAAACTGAAATTTTCCTAATGCGAGTTGTCCTTTTTCATTTCGTTTTTTAACAGGCGTATTATCCACATTTGAAAATGCAGAAACAGCCAAAATGATCGTAATCATCAATAGAAAAAACGTAATGTTAAACCCTATGCTACCAGGGCTGTCAAACATTTCATCTGGAGTTGTAAATGTTCCCCATGATTGACCATCAATCGGTGAGATTGACATCAATGAACCAGCAGCCAATGCATCTGATTCATCATCAATTTCCTCAGATTGAGAAACGCCCGTTAAAGATTCAAGAACATCTCTGGCTTCAAGTAATATGTTATCAACTTTTAATATGCCAAGTTGAGCAACTGATGGGATAATTGACCCTAACGCGGCCTCGGGGCCATTAGGATTAAATTTATCTGCAGTCCATGCAGGTATTTCAGCTGCTGCTCTTTGTAATAATCCTGTACCAACTTGAGCCATTTTTAAATGTGAAACAGCTCTGCCGTCGGCCAACTTCAACGCTGGATTGAATCCAGCTTCGGGACGAGAAGAAGCTGCAAACCTATTATTTCCTACATTAAGAATAGAAGAGCCTCTGCCTCCGACGTAATCATAGAGAGGATTAAGTTGTGTAATTCCTGGGTCTTCTGGTGAATTGCTTCCTGGTATTCCTAATCTTAGGAGAGTATTACCATCATTTAATTCTTGCGACTCTTTTCCTTTTGAAAAATTCTTGATGCTAGGATCACGAGATAAAGGCCTTATTGCTTCTCTAGGAGCATATGAGTCTACATTGCCATTAGACAGTGGAGATGGTCTGGATGTTACGGGATCATTTGTAGAAATTAAAACTTGTCCCTCAATGGGAGGGTCTACTGAATATTTGTTTTCTTGAGTTATTTCAGACGCTTTCGATCGTAATTGTTCTAAGTTCCATTTTGATTTTGAAGCGCCTTCATCTGAATAATTGCCTAAAGTTTCTCCGACATTAATTGAAGGTTGAAATTCCTTTGGCGGGGAAATTGCATCAATTTCAGGAGGTAAAAATGAAAAGTTATAAGGATTGAATGAGTTATCTGTAACAACTTCTTTCGTGTAAGTTGATATAGGATCATTAAGCAAATTAGCGTTTTTTATGTATGCTCCACCAGCGGGAGCTTTTTCTGCCGCGGTCGGTAATAATGTATGTCCATCTGGTGCTGAATCGGACGACAATCCTTTGTTTATCTTCTTACTATCCTGGTTTAATACAGCAAAATTTTCAGAAAATGACGATGGTAAATTACCGTCAAATTTTTCAGAATTTCCTGTAGGGCTAGGTGAAACAGGATAACCATTATCTGTAAGAGATAATAACGATGAAGAATCAGTAGAAGGATCAATTGAATATTTGTTTGGAACGTTCGTATACGGCGAAACTTCACCTTTCGTGGATTTAGAAAGATATGTTCCGAGCGTGATTCGTGTAGATTTTCCAATATCTTTTACGCTCTTGTCGACATTCATGTCGCCAGGATCATAAGTTTTTAAATCTTGAGGGTTTGAATTTATGCCATCTTCACCATTCAAAACAGGATCAACGGTGTAAACCTTACCATCAACTGGATTTACGAATCCCTTATTTCCTGTCTTAATTCCTGACATTTAATCCTACTATTTCTTTTTATCTTGCACAATGGGTGAACCATCGTTTTCTTTAATTATGCCATCGCCTGTTTTCATTGCCGCTGATATTTTTTCTGAAGCTTCAGGGTTTTTGCTTGCACCAGCGCTAATCATCAACAACGCATCAAATATACTTCCTGCAATGTATTCAACTGTATGAATCGCTTTTCTTCGTTCATCTGCTTCAGGTATCTTCTTTAACAAAGAAAGATATTCTGGGTTTGAACGTATCATTTTAAAATATTCTTGTTTCGTTGGTATTTTCATTTATTACGGACTTCCTGATTTTGATGAAGTTGCAACTGCAATTTCGTTTCCTGGGTATGCTACTACCGTCTTATTCGTTCCTTCTGCCAAACCAGTCAAGGCTTTTACGACGATAGAATCAGATCTTGTAACCAAAGTCTTTTCTAATGACTTTGAATCCATAACAATATCAAACTTTAATGTTATTTGAGTTCCGCCACTTTGTATTCTGCTTGGGGTAGGTTGAGCAGCAGTAACCCCTGTACCACTAGGAGAATATGGAACAGTTATTTTTTGTTCAGTCTGTAACGATTCCATTGCGTTATCAAGCTGTTGACGCAATTCGCTAATCGATTGAATCTTGCTCTTTATGGCTTCAACTGAACCAAGCTTCTCATCCATCTTCTTTAGCGATTCGCCTAAAGCGTCGAATATCTTGGAAGCTTGATCGGACCACTTCGTAACTGCATCGCTCGTCGAAGTTAAATCAGCTGGGGTTCCTAACAAGTCGACTAATCCTTTTTGGCCACCTTCATTTGTTAAAGTAGATCCTAATAAAATTCCTAATGTAGATAAATTTGACCACGTTTCAGAGCTAACGATCTTTTCAAGCTTCATTTTTTCAATATCAGCGCCAACGTTATCGATAGAATCTGCAAGAAGATATAAAGAAGCTTCTAACAAATTAAGATTGTTTGTTGCATTTGCAATGTCTGCATGAACGGCACGTTCTTCTAGTCCCTTGACTAATCCTTTTGTTGTTTGTCCATTATCTAGAGGACCTCCAGCAAACATTATTTTAATAGATTGACTTGCTGCACTCAGATATTGCATTCCCGTAGCAAATCTTCCCATAATTGAGCTTGAATCAGCGACACTTCCTATTCCGATAGCTTTGTCTCCAAAAGCTTGAATTCCAACGAAAACTTTATCCATGGCTCCTAAGAATGCACTTATAGCTGTAGAATCACCTAACATTTTTGCAAACTTGTCTCTGTCTTCTGATTTGTCAAATAAAGAAAAATTCATCTCAGATAAATTTTTTCTCAAAGTCTCCATGTTCTTATTGAACTCTTCTTTTCCTCCTGCAACTTTTGCACCAATCTCTTGAATCTTCTTTATTCTTTCTTCAACGTTGTCAACAGTTGTAGGACCTATTACAGCCGCTGCTTCTTCCATCATTTTTTTACCGGCTTCTCGACTTGCTCTTTCTTCTTCTGCTTTTTGTTCTTCTACGATCGATTTGTTAAATTCTCTATCAGCATTTCGTTGGTCTGAAATTAACTGCTTTACTTTGTCTCGTTCTCCACCTTTAAATTTTTCGTAGTAAGCTAATTTTGTTTGAAGTTCCGTGGAAAGGTGTTTAAAATTCCCGGCGAGGGCGCCATGCATCACATTTTCCATCTGTTGTTCAATAGGCAAATCTCCGAGTTTACCAAAGCTAGCTCCCGATCCTGATTTGGCCTCGGAGAGGTTGCTTTCTTTCATTGCAGCATTAAATTCGCGTTCAGTTTCAATTAAAAATTGATTTAACTGTTCAGTTAAATTTTCTGGTTTGACGCCCCCTAATCCTATGTCGGTAAGTTCTTCAGTATATGCTGATTGTAAAGTTTTACCAAATTCTTGTGCAGCTGTATCAGCGGCTTCTTTTATTTTAGTTTTAGATCCCGAACCTATTAAACCGATTAATTCTTTATCGATCGCATCAGCTCGAGCCTTTGCTGATTCTCCCAATGAAGTTAATTGTTCACCAGAAAATAAGGCATCTATTCCTGTAATCTTTTCTGATTGTATAACTTTTAATTGTTTTTCTTTTAATTCTCTAGCAAGATCAGCAGCTTCTGAAGTTTTGCCTTCTTTTTTTAATTCTTGTAATCTTTTTATAGATTTATCAAAGTCTTCAGCTTCACTTTTATGTCTTGAGGGGTCTCCTAAAAATTTTGATGCAGCTGAAAATGATTCATAAATAATTGCTGCTAATCCGACTGCCGCTAAACCTATAGGCCCTGCTTTTCCAAACCCTGAAGCAAGTTTACTTATAAGTCCGCCGCTACCTTCAGCGGCTGCAGATAATCCTTTTCCAACTACAGAAGCAATATTTGCTATTGTACCAGCTGCATCTAAAACTTTTCCTCCTATTAAAAACGTAAGTACAGTAGCAGTACCAGGGTTTTTCATTATAGCATCAAGCAAGTCAAATTTTTCCCACCAATCTGAAATTTGTCGTTTCGTCTTTTGCCACCATGCATCTAATCTTTGACTTATTTGATCAAAAATCCTATTAAACTGTGGACCTATTTTTTCAAAAGATTTTGTAAATGCTTCTCCAATTGGAGAAAACTCTTTTTTAAGTTTATCAACTCCTTTGCCGGCCGCGGCTGCAAGGCCACCGGTGTTCAACGTCTTTTTCCCTTCCAGCAAATCTGCAATGAATGATAATCCATCTGCAATCAATTCGCCAATTCCAAGGATCGCAGTCGCTATAATTTGTTTAATTGCATTCCAAAAGTCGGATGCGCCACTTAAAAACTTTTGACCATTGGACCCTTGGCTAGAAAAATAGCTTTTGATCTCATTAAATAAATCTCCAAAAAGATCTTTTACATTGCCGGTACCGTTCTGGAGATTTTTAAAAAACTTTTCAAAAACTCTATTAAATCCACCAAACATATCTCCTATCTTCTTGGGATCAAAGAATCCTGCCAATCCTGCAAGCATGTCTTTGATTCCAGGGAACGTCTTGACGATGATGTCTCCTAGCTTTCTACCCATCAAAAACACTGTGTCTAAAGCTTGTGCAAGATTTGCAAGAAGACCTTTCATGGGCCCAGATTCAATAACGCCTTCAGCTAAACCATCGAGGAATGCATCAAAGAAACCTGTTGAATTTCTTTCAAGCTTCTTTAAGCTCATCGCAATTTCATCCATAGAAGTCTTCATGGCTTGAGAAGTGGATAACATTTGCTTCTCCATCGTGCTTCCGGCATCTTTTATGTCTTCAAGAGAAGCTCCCTGATTTTCTGCAGATAGAGCGGCTTTAACAGTCGCTTCATCAAGATGAAGCATTGATGCAATCAATGAAAGCTCATGGCGATTCATGTTAGCAGCAGATTTTCCTGCGGCATTGAATGCATCTTTTATTTGTGCTAATTGCTCATCAGGAGTATTTGCTTCTAATAGCTTCATTGTGTCCAAGTTGACACCGAAAGCTTGAGATAGCTTAGAAACGTTATTAGCTGCAGTTTCAAACGTATCGAACGCATCCATGATGCCCGTTATTTTTTCCAATGAAAGACCCAACTTATTTGCATAAGCAGCAGCTTGAGTCATCTCTTTAATCGTAACATTTGCGAAGTGTTTAACGTCTTTTTGAGCAATTAAAACATTTTTTGCAAGAAGTTTTGCATCAAGACCCAAGCGTTTTGCGAATCCTTGAGAATATTTGAGTATGTCTTTTTGCATATCAACGACACTTTGACCTGTCGCGATAGCATTTAATTTCATCGCTTCAAATTCATCTACGGTCATGCCTATTGCTTTGCTAAACACGATGATTTCTTTTGCGTTTTCTTTTATTTGGTCTCTTAAAAGAATCGACGATTCTGCGCCGGCGTTAAGGAGATTTAAAGCATATTCGCCTGCTTCAGCAGCGCTTCCGAATATTTGTCGCAGAGCAGTGGGACTATACATGCCAACAGCGGTTGCCGTAAAATCGAGCATGGCTTTTCCTGCGCCCTTGGAGGTATCACCGAATGTTTCTTTAACCTTTTCTAGAGCGACAGCTTGCTCAAACATTCGATCTTTCATCGTGTTAGATTGTTCTGCAAGCGCGCTAAAAGTGTCGCCTACAAAATCGATGATTCCGCCGATGAACGACTTGATCATACCAAGACCTGATCCAATAAGATCAAACACGGTTCCGACGATAGAAGTAATTCCTTTTATGGCTTTTCCTAACAAACTAAAGGCTCCGCCGAGAGCTATGACACCTAGCTTGGCGACCTTCGACGATTTGCCCATCTGCTCGAAGATGTTGTTCTTACCGTCGCCACCTTTTTTGAATCCAGCTTCTTTGCTAGCTTTTTCTTCAGCTTTTGCTAGATCCTTCATCGAATCTGTCAATTTTCCAATTCCTTGAGAACTTGAATTAGAAGATGAATTTAATTCCTCGAGGTTTTTTGCTGCCTGAAATGAACGTTCTTTAAATTGCTCTAATGTTTCTTTTCCAGTGGTGGAAAACTTTTTCATCGATTCATCTATCATCAATAAGCTTGCTGAACTTTGTTGAGAAAAAGACTCCATGCTTTTCGCAAGTTCAGCAAAAATGCCTACCAGCTCTTGAGCTTCTTTCGCGCTTTTAGATGATCCTTTAGATTTTTTAGTTTCTTCAGCCATTTAAAATCACCTAAGTCAAAAGACCCACTTCATTCCGAAAAAACTGGTGAAAGAATTAGCTGCTGAATGTTTTGCTTCTAGTTTATTCAAAACATTCTCTAATGTAGCACCCTCATTAAAAAGAGCATCTTGAAAACGCTTGGTTTCAAGCATGGCATTTTTTACCACGAAAATTTGCTCTTCTGTTCCAATAAGTTCAAGACCCATCGTCTCATCGGCTGACATCCAACGTGCCACTGACTCGAATAACGATTTTTGAGCATTTAAATTTCCCTTGAGGTCGATGAGAGAAATTTTTAAGTTCTTCTTGCAGTTCACCATGCATATATCTACACAATTAAAAAGAAGATATGCCAAATTAGTTAAAATAAGTCAAGAAAATCTCCTGAGTCTAGAAGGTGTCTCTGTTCGGGTATGTCCTGATAATGCCCGAACGTCTGGGGGATTATCGTGAAGCGCTCTTGATTGCGTGTGTCCTTCTTCACTAGTTCTAGATAATTCCTTACTTATTCTTTGAATAAACCACTGTTTATGAGACACAGGCATATTGTAGGCTTCTTTATAAGTGAAGCCTCCATAATACATGAGCAAGAAGATTGGCTCTAGGATTATGTCTGCTTTATCTTCAGGACGTAGGCCAAAGAAAGCTAACTCCGAGCGGCATGTTCACCTCCTCAGAGTGACCACACTCTGGACATGTCATCTCTTGCTTCATGGTCAATCCTGGCTCATTTTGTCGAATGTAATTTCTAAGAGCTAAAGAATCTCTTGCTGGCATCATCTTAATAAAGTTATTAATCTTTGCTCTATCCTCAACGTTGTCAACAGACACAATAGATTGTTGCAATGCCGTCGTCACTGTTGTGTCTGTCTTTAGACCGAGTTTCTTTTGCTTTTCTTGCGTTACTGAAAGCTCTTCTTCATCTCTGCCGGTCGTAAATTTGAACTTTACCTTCTTCTTCGTGTGAGGAAGAACGAACTCAAATAGGTTTTGACCCTCAGCGACTGGATCAATTTCAAGACGTTTAATCGGCAACTCTGCGAGATTAAACATCTGCTGGCTCTTTGCATCGCATTCTCCGCATGTTGTTTCAGCAGTGTACTCTGCACCGTATCCAGTGATTCTAACAGCGACCATCAATGCATTTCTATCTCCAGCAAGAAGATCCAAAGTATTGATTGATTTATCAACAAGGCAAGACTTAATCAGCTCTGTTACAACGGTGCCTTTCTTTAAAAGAGCTCGGCTCGTCAAAATATCTTCTTCTCTTGCTGTCATTGGACGAATCTCAACAGTCTCTCTGCCATGAAGAGTTGAAGTTGGAGGATAAACTTTTCCATTTGAAGGAAGAGGAACTAACTCGGTAGGAATATCAAGACCAAACTCTGTTTTTACAGCTTCAGCTTGTGACATAGATGTGATGCGTGGATCAACTCCGCCGGGTGTATTGGGAGTAAAAACTGAATTCTTAATTTCTCTCTGATCTGACATAAATCTCCTAACGATCTGTCTACATTATGTAATCATAAGATAAAAAAGTAAATCTTTTGCGTTAGAAAAATTATAAATTATAAAAACTAAAAAGGTCCACAGTTATTTCTGCGGACCTTCCAATTTTGAGTGTGAATAAATCAGTATTGCAGTACGCAATTATCGTAACGAAGAGTTAAAGAAATTTCAACTGGCGCGCCGTCCTCATACGTGACTTCATTGAAGTTTGCATCTGTGATAAATGCTCCCTTGATGTCCCATAATTCTACGACAGTGCCGACTGGATCAAGCATCTTTAACTGAATATCACGCTTATAGAAATCAGCATAGCCAGAGCGGCCGGAGACTGACTCGAAGTGGAGGCGAATCCACTCCATGACTTGTTGCGCACCGGATGGAGCAATTGGGTCGTGAAGAGTCACGTTCATTGTGCTGAACGTTGTCTTGCCAGCGAGGTAACGGCGAGAGTTGATGAATGGAATTTCAACTTCTTCGGTCGTGACTTGTGGACGAGCTGCTGTCTTGATGATGTAGGCGTCAATGCCTTCAATCATGAGAACCCAGCGATTCTTGCGCTTTGGTTCGAATTTATTGGGAATCATTGATGTAACGTCGAGTGTCTCAGCCATTGTGATTGTCTCCTATGAGGATGAGTATTGATAAATATTCTTATAAGAAAACTGATGCTATTTTTTCTAAAGTTTTTTTCCGTTAGTGAATATATTAGGGTAGTAGGGAAGCTCAAGAACGAATGGCTATCAACGAAAAAATGAAATTAAGGATCATAGAATGCCCTTTATGCAAAGACTTTAAATCAAAGAGGCTCACGTCATTTGAGGATCACCTTAAAGAAATTCATCAAATTACGACACAAGAACTATGGAATCAATTAAACAATGGCCCCATAAGATGCGCATGTGGTTGTGAACAACCAACAAAATGGAATGGGTGGTGGAAAGGATATTCCAAGGTCATCAACGGTCACAACGGTTCCATATACAAGGTCATGAAACCTGAAGGCGCAGCAGAAATCGCGAAGAAAAGGTCTGAATCTTTGAAAGGAAAGTCAAGTTGGGCCAAAGGCCTGACAAAAGAAACTGACCAAAGAATTAAAGATAGAGCAGCAGCGACTTCGAAGGGTAGAAAAGCAAGTTTCGATAATGGTCAAATCCAGTCATGGAATAAAGGATTAACTTCGGCGACAGACACTAGAGTCGCGGCTATAAAAGAAAACTTAAAAAGCAAGTTTGCATCCGGAGAGATTATTCCTTGGGCAAAAGGATTATCCAAAGACGCTGACGATAGAATTCAAATGCTGTCACAAAAGGTTTCATTAAAGATGAAACAACGACAGATTAGAGACAGGTTGGACCACTTAAAGCGATTATCACACGATGAAATTAAAGGAAGAATAGAGAGTTCAGGTCAACTTAAAATCATCGGTGGACTTGAAAATTACATCAATGATGCACAGAAAATCATTGTAGTTGAATGTAATAAATGTGGCAAGCAATTTCAAGGTTCATTACGTAGCTTACAGAGAGGTCATTGTTATCATTGCTCTCCCGGCGGATCTGCAGCACAAGAAGAATTAGCAAAGTGGATTGAGTCATTAGGCGTTAAGGTCTCTAGAAACATAAGAAAAACTTTAGGCGGATTGGAACTGGATATTCTAGTTGAAGATAAAAAGTTAGCCGTGGAATACAACGGTCTATATTGGCATAGTTACATTAATAAAACGCAAGGATATCACAACAATAAAACATTAAGCGCAGAAGAAGCCGGCGTCAAACTGGTTCACGTTTTTGAAGACGAATGGAGAGACAAAAAGAACATCATTCAATCAATGATTATGTCTCGCCTCGGACTTGCTTCAAAGACAATTCATGCAAGAAAGTGTAAAATTAGGCAATTAACTCGCATGGAAAGAAAAGATTTCTTTGAAGAAAATCATGCAGATGGAGATGTCGCTTCAATCACGGCATGGGGATTAATTGACGATTCAGATGAAATTGTTTATGGTGTGTCTGTACGCCGGCCGTTTCATAAAAAACATGAAGGAATCGAAGTCGCAAGATGCTGTCCAAAGTTAAATCATAACATTCCCGGCGGCCTTAGCAGGCTCATAAAATATGTCAAAAAATGGGCCAATGAAAATGGTCATAAAAAAATCGTAACATATGTTGACCACCGTTGGGGAGGAACTGGCAACGGTTATAAATTGGCTGGATTCAAAGAAATCAATCGAACCCCTCCTCGATTCTGGTGGACTGATTTTGAAAACAGATACAACCGATTCAAGTTTAAAGCGGATGCCTCTGAGGGTCTTACAGAAGCCGAAGTAGCAGACCAAGCCGGAGTTGTTAAGATTTGGGGCTGCGAAAATTACGTTTTTGAACTAGACCTTTAAATCTCTGATTGTAGATTGTTAGATACTATAAAATCCAATGATAGATAATCAATGGATTTTGGAGGCTTGATATAAATTTTTCCACGGACCGTTTGATTGTCTATGTCATTCGTTGAAGCTGTTTCAAATTCAATTCTGTAATTTTCTATTCCGCCTGTCGCCTTAATAGAATCAAGAGCCTCAGAAGCTTCTTGAGTAAATCTATCTGAAATTATTGTTCTGTCTTGTTCAAACAAAAGACGCAACGATATATTTCTTACTCTTTTTCTAATGTTAATAAGCAATCTTCTTGTACTAATTCTAGACAATGAAGACATGGACTTATTTAATGTTTTCTGACCTCCAATGACCACGCCAGAACCGATACCATTTATTATCGTTCCTGCTACATTGGAAGGCGCATATAGAAAATTAATATTCTTTTTATATAGAAAATCTACATCAGATTTTTTTAATTTTACTATTGTAGAATCAACGTCGGGAAGAGATCCTCTAATGTTTCCAGCTGGTGATAACCAAGGTTGACCGAAAAGATCATTTACTGCTAGACCTCCTAAGACTGCGACGGAAGGAGGAACTTCAATAGAGCCAAAACCGTAAGTAGGAGCATCAATTTTTAATGATACGTCAGGATAATATGCTGCAGCATAAGATGTATTAATTGCTCTGGATTCAAAGTTGTCAATCGTTTTCTGCAAGTTTGGTATCAATTGATTACTATAAGCGATAGTTTTAGATATTTCAATCTGTTCATCATTATCATCAATCTGTTCAATATCCATCACATACAAAGAGTCCATTCGTCTTTCCGCTACATCCGCTGCTTCATCAGTTATAATAGGGGCTCTTATCCCTGGAATTGCTAGTACTTGCATGTCTACTGCAGATGTGTCTGCAAGTATTTCTAAAGACTTTAGATAAGCTGCGGTCGTAGCTGCGGAAGATTTTCCTCTAGTAGGATCATTCATGTCTGCAACTACGGCTAAGTTTGTCAAATTAAATTCGTTCGAATCAAAAACGTTTGTTCCGTCAAATCCTCCGCAAAGCGTCGTTTGAAATGATAAGAAATTTCTACTTGTTACATCTGTAAAATCTGATATATCGACTCTTCTAGTTTTTTCTACATCATCAACCGTTATAATTCCATTCCTAACGTATCTAGCATATTTCCAATTTTCGTTTGGAGAGTATCCCGTTGATCCAGTCACAATTTTTACATTTTCTAATGTAAAAACGTTATTGCAGAATCTATCTGCGTCCAATATTCCAAGCTGAGTAGTATCTTGAACTCCTTGATTATCAGCTACTGAAAAATTCACATTAATTGTTGAATGATTTGGATAATGTTTTGTAAAGCTATCAATCGATTCATTTATGTGCTTAAAATTATTCTGTTTTTGTTGGTTAACAATATGATCAAATTTAATTCCCCACCTTCTTGTCTTGGATACGTCTTGAACATCACCATTAAAAACAGAAATGTTGTCAGCTAACGGTAGAGGATAAGTTACAAGATTTTTTAAGAAAGTAGAATCCAATAATGCTGTAGAATCCTGACCTCCTAAAGAAGCCATAACTGAAGACCCAGAGGTTACAATGTGAGGTATTCCTCTGAAACCCATTGGAATTGTATCGTAAGGAATTTTATCATTTGAAACGTCGTTAGACATTTCTACTCTAATGTATTTTGAATTGTTTGGATAATTTCCTTCGAAAACAAGCTTTTGACTATCATCAGGTCTATCAAAATCGAAGTAAGTGTTAGAATCTCCTATCACTTTTGCAATATATCGATCAGATTTTGGATTCAAACTTAAATTAATAAACGTTTCTAATGGAGAATCTATTTCATCAAAATCATGCATTCTTCGTATCGTTAAACTAAATGTTCCAAATTTTAATTTGGATTCATCTTCAATCAATGAAATATCATGAATTATGATCTTGTATTTTTCTCTTTGATATCCTGCATCTAAAGAATGAAGCTTAAATAAATTTATGTATTTGCCATGAATTTTTTGAGAAATAATCCAAGGAGTAGATGCATAAGAAAATCTATCTCTAAAACCTTCATAGTTTGGAACGGTCAAAGACCCGACATCTCTTTGTAAAGAAGATGTTAATAAAAACACAGATCTTTCAGTAGAAAATACTCTAGAAGAATTACTGGCGGCACCTGCGCCGGATGAAATTACACCGACTCCAGTTAACGTTGCAACGGCTGGATGTATATCCCAATGAGATGCTAAATAATGGCCAGCTTTTTGTGCTAATGAAGCTGTAGTATTTAAAACTCTAGTTATATACAGAGGAGACTGCATATCTAAAGATGCAGTTATAACATTCGGATAATCTTCAGATCCTTTGTGTCCATTCAATAAGATGATAAATTGTTGCAATTGATTACCAGAATTTTCATCAAATAATTTAATTGCACCTAAAGTTGTTCCTTTTGCTGAAGAATCAGAAGCAATTTGTGCAGAAGAAGGTTGAGAAGAGTTATATCCGGCGACGGAAGCAGATAATCTTAAAATGACTCCTGATGGAGCCATTAAAATTCCACGGACAATTGGTACTGCCGTATTTAATCCAATTCCGTTAACGCTTCCTGTTCCTTGTAGGCCAGCTGAGTTAAAAATGTTAGATCCTACAGATTCAGACATAAAACACCCTAAGAAGTATGTTCTTCCTAAGGGCCCACCTGCATTTGCATATGGATTTTTATTGATGGATCCAGAAAAATTTTCTTGATCTGGTTGTTCTTCTCCAACGGTAAATCCAGAATTTATTACATCTCCTGCAGTAGATCCTGTTTCAACTCTTTTTTTACAATTTCCCGACCCTAAAACTCTCATAAAAGTGGCTGATCCGCCATTGCTTATGTGCGTTTGTACAGCCAACGGCCCATAATCAGTTAATCGTTCATAAGAGGAAACCCTGGATCCAGATACATAGGGAATTCCAAACATGTCTTGAAATTCTTGAACTTTAGAAAAACCCATTGGGACGAAAGCAGGTCCTTTAGGGGATGTGCCTATAACAGTCGCGGGATTTGAAACTACATTTCTATTTAATCGCGGAATTATGCCAGCATCATTGGCTGTAACTCCAGGGCTATTATACTTGACTTGTGGCATTTAAATAAACTTCTATTGGTTCATAACTATGCTGCTTTTTAATCTATATAACCAAGATTTCAAAACAAAAAATTAAGGGCCTCATAAGAAGCCCTTAAAAATTATTTGATATTAAAATGCTTGAATATATCAAACATTTTTATCAATTATTTTCACTGTACTTGTTGAAGGTTGTTGGCCACAACGAAGTCCAATGAAACGAACTCAATTGTCTTGGTGGGTTGTAAGAAGATCTTGCCACGGACAGTGTTATTCTCGACATCTTGTTGCGTTGTCGTAGAAGAATCAATGATAACTCTGAATCTTTCAAGACCAGCGAGAGCTTGAATTCTTTGGAGTCTCGGAGTGACTGCAGCAGTGAATCTTGCGAGGGTTGCTTCGCGATTTGGCTCGAAAATGATTGTTTGAGCAATCTCACGAACTTGACGACGAATGTCGATAAGAAGACGTCTAACGTTGATTCTATCAAGCGCTGATGCTGATTGAAGCATTGTCTTTTGTCCCCACACTACAACTCCACCTTTTGGACCTGTTCCTCCACGCGTTGCTGTTGCTGGAGCATATAGAGGGTTGATGTCCTCATCATAAAGAGAATCAAGATCTGCATCCTTAAGTTGAATGCTTGTCTCTAATGTTGAAGGAAGCTCGCCTCTTGTTAAACCAGCCGGCGCAAACCATGGATATCCTAAAGAATCATTCAATGCCAATGCTCCCATCACTACAACTGATGGTGGAACAATGACAGAGTTTGTTTGAAGGGAAGGATCCTTGATCAATACATCTGGGAAGTAAGCTGCAGCAAATGACGTGTTAAGGCTTCTTGCCTTATGTTGTGCAACTGTTTCCGTGACAGATGGTTTGACGTTTGAAGTAATATTGATAAGATTTCCATCCTTATCGACTTGCTCAATGTCCATGATGTAAAGTGCGTCGAAGCGTTCTTCTGTTGCTCTTATCGCTTCATCTGTAACGATTGGTGCGCGAATTCCTGGTATTGCCAAAAGTTGAATATCAACATTGGTTGTATTCTTCATCACTTCGAGTGCCTTAACATATGCAGATACGTTTGGACCTGATGATCTTCCTCTATTAACATCATCCATGTCTGCAACTACGGCCGCGTTATTAATCTCTGACTCGTCCTTGTCAAAGATGTTAACACCATCGAATCCACCTTGCATGATGAATGAGAATTTAAGGAACTTACGATTTTGAGAATTTGAAAGATCGCTGACTTGAACTGCACGAGTCTTTGCCGTGTCGTCGGCAACTATGTTACCATTTCTGATATAAGATGCATACTTCCAATCATCATTTTGTGCGACAGTTCCGTTCGATCCTGTTGTGATCTTAATGTTTTCAAGAGTGAATAAATTACCACAGAATCTATCTGCATCCATAATACCGTTTTGAACAGTATCAGCAGCTCCAGAATTATCACCGACGACGAAGTTAACATTAGATGTTGAATGACCTGGGAAATGCTTTGTAAAGCTATTAAATGACTTGTCTTGAAGAACTGAACTGTTTTGTTCTGTCAAGCTTATAATGTGCTCAAACTTAGCGCCCCAATGATATCTTGAATTTACTTGAGTTTGTTGACCTGTTCCGTCATTTAAGTGATTTCTAAATGGAAGTGGGGGTTCAACTGAGTTTCTTGTAAATGTGGAATCTGATAGTGCAGAAGCATCTACTCCACCTAAAGCCGCAAGAGGAGCAGAACCTGATGTAACTAGATGAGAAATTCCTCTAAAGCCCATTGGAAGAGCAGTTGGATCAACTGCTTGTTCTGCAACCGCAGTTGATACTTCAACTCTAACATATCTGGATCTTAGTTCATAATTTCCTTCGATGACAAGCTTTTGAGCAGCATCATCTCTATCAAAATCATAATAAGCGTTGACATCTCCGATGACCTTGCCGATGTATCTATCCGATGAAGGATCTAGATTCAATCCTTCCCAACGTTCTAGAACTTTTTGGTCTATGTCTGTATCAGTAAGGCTTCTTACTGCAAGGCTGAATGATCCATATTTGTTTAATGGATCGTTTGAAGGAACGATGTTGTAAATCGAAATCTTGAATTTGTTAGAAATCCCCGCACCGGAGTCTAGAGCGTGGAGCTTGAACAAGTTTGTTTGAGATCCACCGAATTTTTGTGAAACGACCCAAGGCGATTTTGCGCTAGAGAATCTGTCTCTAAATCCTTCATAGTTTGGAACAGTAGAAGACCCAACATTTCTTGATAACGATGAAGATAATAAGAATGCAGATCTTTCACTTTGATTAACTGGTGCTGCTGAAACTACGCCAACGCCGGTTACGACCGCTAAAGTTGGATGAATATCCCAGTGTGCAGCAAGATAATGACCAGCTTGTTGAATCTTATAAGGATCCGTGTTTAAAACCTTGCTGATGTAATTTGCTGCAGTGACATCAAAAGACGCAGTAAGAACGTTCGGATATGAAGCGTCTGTTCCCTTATGACCATTTAACAAAATGGTAAATTCTTGTTTTGCAGATGCTCCGGATCCTAAAACAAGAGAACCCAATGATGTTCCCTTTGCTGCAGAATCATCTCCTACCAATCCTGAAGAAGGTTTACTAGAATCTAGTCCTGTTGCAGAAGCAGATAATCTTAAAATGACTCCTGATGGAGCCATTAAAATTCCTCTTACAATTGGTACCGCTGTGTTTAATCCGATTCCGTTAACACTTCCTGTTCCTTGCAATCCAGCAGAATTAAAAACGTTAGATCCTGCAGATTCAGACATGAAACATCCTAAGAAATATGTTCTACCTAAAACGCCGCCAGAATTTGCATACGTGTTAGATGATAATGTTCCATTAGAAGAAGGAAGTTGTTCACCAACAGTGAATCCAGAATTCGTTACGTCACCAGCAGCTTGGCCGCTAGCTACTCTTTTCTTTCCATCGCCTACACCTAAAACCCTAAGGTAAGTTACGGAAGTAGCTCTCTTCATCCATTCTGCTACCGCCATCGGTCCAAATTTCTTAGAATCACTTTCGCCAAACTTTGCGAAGAAATCGCTTAATGTACCGTACGTTAAAGGAACGAATGCCGGTCCTTTAACTGATGTTCCAATTATCCCAGCAGGAACCCCTGAAGGTGATACTGAAACCGGTCCTGTTAAATCAATTTCTCTTGTCGTTACCCCTGCGCTTCCAAATTTGAGCTGTGCCATTTATTTTTCGCTCCTACAACTTGCTTGATAAGTATCAGATTACATAAGAATTTTTAGATCAAACGAATTGAACTCCTGCATTTGTGACAATAAAGTCAATTGCAATGAATTCTATTGCTCTCGTTGGAACAACGACGATTCTACCATTTAATCTATTGAGATCAACATCTTCTTGTGTGTTGTTTGTTTCATTCATCACAACTTGATATGCCTCGATGCCTGCTTGCGCTTGAATAAGTCCTAATTGAAGAACTGAATCAGCAACAAACTTGTTTCTAACGGCTGGAGTGTTTTGTTCGAACACAATTCTATTTGCGATGTTTATGATCAATCTCTTAACTTCAAGTAGAAGTCTACGAACGTTAACTCTATCAAGAGCAGACTTTCTTATTTGAAGAGTCTTTTGTCCGTAAATCACAAATCCCAAACGTGGGAATGTTGCAATTGGATTGATTCTAGCATCATAAAGTCTATCTCTATCAGAAACGTTTAATCTAACTTCAACGTTATTGACGAAATCTAGAGCTGCTCTATTAAATCCTGCCGGTGCAAACCATGGATATGCAACTCTGTCATTGAATCCTAAAGCCCCTAAAGCAGCAACTGATGAAGGAACTTTAACGTAACGCTTGTTAGTTTCATCATTTACGTACACATTTGGGAAGTAAGCAGCAACATAATTGTTGTCAAATGATCTTGCTTCAAATGTTGCGGCAGTATTTTCTATGTTAATTCTGCTTGTTGAATCATCATAAATTCTACCATCATTATCATCGTAATTTGGAAGATCCATTACATACATTGAAAGGCCATAGTCGCGAACTTTCTTTGCAGTGTAATTTGTAATGTAATCTTCGCGGATACCAGGAAGTGCTAACAAGTTGACATTAACTTGAAGAGGATCTGTCATAACATCAACCGCAGTTATGTAAGAATTGACTGCATTGTTGTCTACTCCAACACCTGCACGGTTTGTCAACATTCCAGGTGATACGAAAGTTGATGAAGCTCCGCCAAGAGGAGTTTCAAATGATGTTGCCTTATCATTCATTCTTGCGGCTGCAGGATCTAAAATGTTTAGACCATCAAATCCACCTTGCATGAATGTTGTGAACTTAGCAAATGATGAATATTTGTTAAATTCGTATGGTTCTCCATTTGACAACAAAGATGCAAATGTTATTCTACTACCTAATGTAGGATCATTTATTGTATATGTCGTTGGATCAACTTTCGCATTTCTGATGTAAGCTGCTTCTTTCATATGAGAACGAACGGTTCCTGTTAATCCAGCGATCGTTCCAGCAGAGAATGCAACCTTGGACAATGAGAATTTGTTGTTATTAAATGTATCAGCACCAGATCCAGTTAACAAAACATCTAATTTCTTGATTCCGCTAAACTTCGTATAACTTTCAAGAAGAGAATTTTTTACTTCTGAAAGATTTGAATTAAGAGGAACATCATTTCTTTCAAACTTAACACCCCAATAGAATTGAGGAGAAGCTACCTCTTGAGGACCTGGATCTCCATCCCATGCAGGAGTTGTCATTGGTCCCTTTGTAACTTTAAATCTGAATGGAACTGGTGGGAGTATTGATTGCGACAATATCCCAACAGAATCGACACTAAATACACCAGCCAATCTCTTAGCGCTTGTTGTTCCATCGGTTAAAGAATCATTTGTCTTCAAGAGCTCTGGTCCTCTAAATCCGAATGGCAATGATTTAGCAGGAACTTTCTTGTCTTCAACATCTTGAGAAATGACAACTCTAACATACTTTGAAACATTGTCATACTTACCACTTGTGATGATTCTTCTTTCAGAAACTATGTCTTGATCAAAATCATAAGTTACCTTACGATCTCCAATAACTTTTCCGATGTAGTTATCTGAATCCGGATCTAATGAACAATTTACAAATTCTTCAATAACCGAGGGATTGATGTCGGTGTCGCTCCAGTCGCGAATTTGAACGTTGAACGTTCCATATTCATAAGCTTCATTTTCAGAAACCTTAAGGTTTGAAATGGAAACCTTATAAAGGCTGTTAGCATAAGCTCCATCATCAAGAGACTCAATTTGGAACAAATCATATTCTGTCGTTCCGAAAGGTTGAGAAATGAAGAAAGAAGTTTTTGGAGATGAGAACCTTGTATCAAATGCTCCAAATGCTTTTCTAAATTCAGTAGTTGGTTCTCCAGAAACGTTACTCGTTAATGATGAACCTGACAACACTGCAACATAATCATCGTTAACAACAGATGCAACTTCATCATCAACTGCAAAATCTGAATAAAGAACGTGTTGATATTGTTCAAATTTTTCAGGATCTCTATTTAAAACTTTTGCAAAGTAATCAACGCTTGACGGATTCATTGAAGCAGTATAAATCTTAACCCCAGGAATCTTATCATCAAATGAATAAGTAGATCCCAGAGTTGAAGAAATAACTAATTTAAACTTGCCATTTTTTACTTGAGCAGCATCATCTACTGTCGTTGCTCCAACAAACGCAGCTGGAACGTTTTGATTTCCATCAAGAACCATCATTCTTGCGCCAGAGGCTAACATGACAACTCCACGTACCAAATTAACGTTTGTTGCTGACGTACGAGAATCGTTATCTGTAAACATAGGCATTCCATAAGCTTCATTGGTTTGAAGCGTATGATCTGCAACTAAAAACTGTACTGCACCATTATGACGCGCATTAGAATCATGAGCAGCGACACTTCCTTCCAACTTAAAGCCTGCATTTTTTACGCGACCAGTCAATGTAGTTGAAGAAATGTCCGTTGCTGTTTTATTTGAGCCGGCGCCTAATACTCTCATATAAGTAAGAGCAGTTCTATTCTTTAAAAATTCATTTACAGCATAAGGACCGAACTTCTTTGGATCAAGATTACCAAAAATGCTAACGAATTCGTTAAAAGTTGCAACGGTCACTGGCACGAATGCCGGACCCTTATTTGACATTCCAATTACACCTGCTGGCACCCCTGACGGCCCGCCAGGTGGTGGTGCTTTTAATTCAATTTCTCTCTCAAAAAACCCAGGAGACCTAAAAACCTGCTCAGCCATTATCCTGCTCCTTCATATGATGAATAAACTTCTCTTATAAGTATTCGAAAAAAATCAAAAATACTTTTATTCATCATCTTGAATGATATGGTATGTTATTCCCCCTAGTAAAGATTCTGCAGTAATAGGTGCTTGATTAGAACTAGTTTGAGGGGTTACTTTAATTACAGACTCTCCTGATGCTTGATTTACAGGATACGCTCTAACGTATGAAACTGTTTCTTTTCCAGAAAGATCATTAGAAATTATTTTTTTATAAACTGGATTATATTGTTTGGCTGCTCTAGTTCTTAAAGCAGGATCTTCAGAATTTATGCCAGAAGGATCATACAATCTTGTACCTCCTGTCAATCTTTGACCTAGATGTTTATTTTTAGAATCGCTTAATGGTAACGTCGGATCATCTGACCCTAAAAATGGATTTTGACTTTCAGTCGATGGGAATGTTAAACCGCTTAATGGTTCTACATCAAACTTAATAATTGGAGATGATACGAAACGTTTAATTGGAACACCTGTTCCTGGATATTTTGATGCAAAAATGTAAGCTTTTACGTTAACTGTAAATTTGTATTTAATAACTCTTTCTTCTTGTCCTAATTCATCCAAGTTATTTTCTGGATCATAGGAATTATTACTAACTGTCGCAATAAACCAATAACCTTTGGGCGTTTCCAACTTCCAAGAATTTGCTTGCGGTAAAAATGAAGAAACCAATTGTTCCAACAATTGATTCATATGTTGAGTGTACTGAGTCCACATTGTTACATCGTAAGTGACGTTATAAAACTGTGGCGAAGGAACAACAATCGTTTCATAAATGTTATTCTTTTTTATATCAGCTAACCAAGCTCCACTTTCAATAACAGGATCAGTTGAATCTTCACCTATTTTTCTATCCGTCAATAACTGACCATCAACATGGTCTAGATTAGGATTAGTCGCAACATTTTTTTGATTTTTTAAAAGGTATCTATTGATTAAATTTTGATATCCACGATCAGACTTATCTAATCTACGTTGTATTACAATTTCTCCAGTTTGTTGATTGATTCCTCTTCCAGCAATATCAGAAGATAAATCTTGAGAAATTGAAGTTCTTGAAATAGTCAATAAAGGAAGGATCAATGAGTTATTTTTGTCTCTTAGGGCACGTTTTTTCTTTAATAATGCCCACTTTTCTCCTGTTGCAAAGATGATAGGAACCTTTTTAAAATCTGAATTATCTCCACCTACTTGTAACTTAATTTCATTATCGAATAATTTAAATAAAGCAACGTCAACATCTTCAATACCTACCGAAGGTATTGTCAGTTCCGGTGTGCCTTGGTGGTTGTCTAAATTGATACCAGCAACGCCAAACCTTGTTTGGCTTTTTGAATTGAATCTAGTAGGCATAATCAATCCTCATCATAGAATGAGCTTCCAGCCCCTGTAGCATCACCTTTTGGTGATACTTCTTTCGGTCCTGTTAAAGGTTCATCAAGAACTCCATTTTTAACAAGGTCTCTAACATCTCCAGTTTCATTTCCATTTTCATCAGTTGCATAACCACGTTGTTGAACGAACGTGTCTTGAATTGCATCTTGATCTGTGTACTTGATATCTGTAGGACCATTTGTAAGAGCCTTAAATTGACTTTCACGAACTCTTGTACCAATTAATGATACTCCGTCTATGTTCTCTGCTTGTCCATAGATCGTTCTCATATATTTGTATTCAGTAATTTCGTAAAATATGGCTCCAAAAGAAAAGTAATCTCCTATTGCAGGATTAATTCCTTTTTCTATCATGTCTCTATGCTGAATGTAGACTTCTAATGTAAATTGTGAATCTATACCAAACTTATTAATTTTAGTCTCAGTTTGAAATTCGCTGTTTACTAAAACGTCGACAATAACTGGATTATCGAATATTTTTTGAAGAGCTTCATCATATACTTCATGAGATTTGGTTTTTGTTTCTGAAACAGGATAATAATAAATTTTTTGACCAACAACATCTTTCACTATCTCTTTTGTAATGTCAGATATGAAGTTTATCTCTCTTTGAGTAATGAAAAGACGTGCCATTATAATGTCCTTAAAAATTAAATAGGTAAATGCAGATTAAATCCTATCATCCAATTTGAATAGATTTTCCTAAAGGCATTGGGATGTATCTAAGTTGCTTTTGCATATTTTCTGCCGCCAAAGCATCTTGTTCCAATAGTTTAGCATTAGTCAAATTAGATAAAAAATCTTTCATCTGAGTCGTTAGTTTATCTTTGTCATCGCGACCTTGCGAAACCAAATCAGCTCCGTTCAATGTTAATTCAGCATTAGGAATTGGTATTGATGAAAACTTAGAACGAATTAATCCTAATAGTTCTTTGCACAATGCTAACGTGTATTGTCTAATCCATTGTTTTCCAGGTTGGTTGATAGTAGCAAAAGGTATGTTTCCGAAAGGCATATTGTTTGGACCAGAAATTCCATAAATTGAATCATCTGCATATGCTGTTGGACTTAATGGATTATGAGGAGTCATTAACTTAATGAAAAGTTTACCCATTTGTAAGTCTGTAGAGGGCATTGGGTAAATTCTTAAATTACTTCCTATTATTTCATAAGAATAATTTGATCTTCTAACTCTAAATGCAGTTTCTAACATACCTCTTCTTAAAACATCTTCGAAAACTGGAAGTACATAGAAAACCGTTGAATTAACGTACGATTCATAGTTAAAATTTGTTGCAAGAAAGTTTGTTATGTTTGAAGCATTTAACAAAAATTGTTGCGCAGCTAATGGTTCAAGATGAAAAACTTCTACAACCTTTAATTTTCCTTTAGAACCCGTAGCTAATGTATCGTATAAAACTTGTCCTGCTTGACTTCCTGATGCAATCTTAACATCTTTATAGATGTTATAATCTTGTTGCCCAGAAACTAATTCAACATATCCTAAAGTTGCATCATAAGATCCTCCTACGTATGCTTCAGTTGCGTAAGGTTCTGCCATTCTTAAAAGATACTCTACAGTTCTTTTTGCATATCTGTTTGTCAAATCAGTAGAACCAGTAGGCATTCCTAAGACATTTGTCAAATCAGAAGTTATTTTCATTTCATGAATTAAGCGTGAATATTCACAACATGCTTCTTCAAAACATGCCCAAATTTCTTTTTTTGTTAATTCTACAGAAAGCACATCATCGCCAAGTTTACGTTTAACGAATAAGACCATTGAGTCTGCTTCTGTTTGAAATGTTGATTCTGCGTCAAAAAAGCCGAACGGCGTTGGATTTATTGTTGCTGAAAATGTCGTCATATTAATTCGTTCCTCAACGCTCTAGACGTTCATATAAAAATATGGTAGACAATAAAAAACATCTCAAACATTTTTATCGCGTACTAAACATCTTGAGCTTGTAATCCATAAAAAATAAGTTATGACAAAATTATGACAAATAGTTCATCGCCACGATTGTAGATCGATTCGTTTCAGAATATTTATATTTGCGCATAGGTCCAGCGTGGTGCTGGTATTGCGTAAACAACAACCAATTCAGGTGGTAAAAATGGCTATTTCAAAGATACAACAATCACAAATCAGTGGTTCACTTTCTTTTGACGATTCACTCGCAGCAGGCTCTAGCCTTGCAAGCAAATCTACATTGAAGGGTGACCTTGACGCACTTCGCTCACAAATCAACAAGATCGTTGGTAAGTCCAACTGGTATGATGCTCTCGATGGGTCACAAGACCTTTCAGACATCTACGCAGCTGTTCATATGTCCGGAGCAAACGCAGATTTCCAAGGCACTGTTGACGTGACTGGAGCTGCTACACTCGATAGCACACTCCAAGTTGCAGGAGCTGCTGACTTCAATGGTGGAGTTTCCGCAAATGAAATTAAGATTGACGGAGACAACAGCCCAGGTAATCTCTACATCGTTGGAGCATCTGGCGAAATCGCTGATTCATCAAACCTCGTTTATGATGGATCTAAACTTGACATCACTGGAAACCTCGACGTTTCTGGATTTGCAGACATCGCAGGAGCACTCGACGTTGCAGGAATTGCAACATTCGATTCAGCAATCAGCGGTTCTGCTGGTCTCGAAATTTCTGCAGGTGGAGCTTCAATCGTAGGCGGAGCAGCAATTACAGGAGACCTCACAGTTTCTGAAGATCTTGCTGTTCTCGGCGACGCTTCATTCGCAGGCGTTCTTGATGCAGATTCTCTCTATCTCGCAAATGCAGCAGGAATCTCAGGATCCCTTTCTGTCGCAGGAGCAGCATCAATGGCATCAACCCTTGACGTTGCAGGACTTGCATCACTCGACGGCGGAATCGACGTTGACGGTGCATTCACCGTAGCAGATGGTTCTGGAAACGTTGCAACAACAGGAACCCTTGACGTCGCAGGACTTGCATCACTTGATGGTGGAATCGACGTTGATGGAGCATTCACAGTAGCCGACGGCTCTGGAAATGTTGCAACAACAGGAACTCTTGACGTTGACGGAGCTGTTGGTTTCGACTCAACACTCGACGTTGCAGGACTTGCATCACTTGATGGTGGAATTGATGTTGATGGCGCATTCACAGTAGCCGATGGTTCTGGAAACGTCGCAACAACAGGAACACTCGATGTTGCCGGTCTCGCATCACTCGATGGCGGAATCGACGTTGACGGTGCATTCACCGTAGCAGATGGCTCTGGAAATGTTGCAACAACAGGAACCCTTGACGTTGATGGCGCTGTCGATTTTGACTCAACACTCGATGTAGCCGGTGCAGCAACATTCCAAAATGGTATGTCCGTAAGCGGAGCAGCTCTCGACGTTAATGCAGATTTAACAGCAAACAAGATCAGCATTGATGGTGATACAGCAACACGTCTTTACATCGTTGACGCAGATGGTTCAATGAAGGATGAACAAAAGCTCACCTTCGACGGATCTGATCTTTCCATCAGCGGTGGCCTCCGTGTTTCAGGCAATGCACAAGTTGACGGCGACCTCCTCGTAAAGGGCGCATTCACCTACATTGAAACTGAAAACATGAAGGTTAAGGATGCATTCATCTACCTTGCAACAGGATCTGCTGGAAACGTTGATTCCGGTATCGTTCTCAGCAAGGGAGCTGGTGCTGGATTAGATCTCATCGTTGGACAAGATGGTGGCGCAGGTGAACTCATCTTCGCACAAGTTGCTCACAACGCAGATGGCGATTCTCCAGCAGATCTCGCTGGTGCAGCACTTGCCCCAGCATGGATGAGCTCTGTCAAGTTAGGTGGAATGGAAGGAAGCCTCAGCGGTTCCCTCTCTGCATCACCAGCAGGAGTATCACTCTCTTCAGTTGCAGACATGTCAATTGAAGCAGCCGATGACCTCTCCTTCTCCGCAAATGGTAACTCCATGGGCCTTATGTCAGCAGCAGAATACACTACATTCGATGCAGCATTCGACGCAACAACAATCGTCGGTGCACTCAACGAACTCCGTAGCGATCTTGATGCAGCTAACGCAGGTGGAAACCTTTCCAAGGCATCCTACGGCGCAGCTGACTTCGCAGGAAACGTCCTCAGCTTCTCTGGTCAAGGAACGCTTGCTTCAGCAAACCACAAGTTGGTCGACGTCTACCTCAATGGTGTTCTCATGGCTCCAAGCCGCGACCTCACCGCAATCTCAACAACATCAGTCACATTTGATTCTTCAATCGTGTCTGCACTCGTTGCTGAAGACGTCATCACAGTCATCGTGCGCGGCTGATTAACAACGGTTACGATATAGCGGTCGCGACTAACTGACCGCGGGGCCCGGAGAAATCCGGGCCTTTTTATTTTTACTGAAAAATAGTTATACATTATTTTATCAATATATTTTTAAATAATTAAATTATGAGCCAAGAAAAAGAAAACGCAACAATTAAAGCATTAGCATCTAGATCAAAATTACTAGAAGAGTTAATAACAGATAAGAAAACTCAATTAAATTCTTTAGTAGAAAGTTTAAAACGTTTAGAAGGTTACACTGTAGGATCTAAAGAATTAACAGAAAAACTCGGCAAACATGTGAAACAGCAAAAGAAAGAATTGGCTGAATTAGTTGCACAAGAAAAAATTTCAAAAGACTTCTCTGATTTTGTAGAAACAGTGCTAAATAATGTTGTTATCTTTTCTAAAAATGAATCGTTGGAATCAGATAGACTTTTTTACTCTAAACAAGGAGAAATTGTCTTCTTAAGACAAGATTTAGAGAAATTGATTGTTTCAAAAACGAATCATGATTCTGCGATAAAAACTCGTTTAGAAGAAGCTAANNAAGAAGTGCAGAAGCCAAAAGAACAAACTACAAGAATTAGACCTGATAAAGATCCAACGACACGAGCAGGACGAGCAGCTTTAGATATAGCTGAAAGAAGAAAAAAAGCTCTAGAAAAACAAAAAGCCTCAGAAGAGGCTGATAAAAAGAAGCGTGGTAGAAAACCAAAATCTTGATACAAAACTAAGATTTTGCGTAAGTAACTAAAATCTTTGATTCTCTTCTAGGAGCAGAAGAGAACGTTATCGTTCTGTCAGAAATTGTAAAATCAGAATTTTCGTCTTTTATTTCTTGCAACACGCCGTTTACGAAGACAAGTAATTTTGAACCAGAATGAGGAGTATATGCAAGAGTAAATGATGCATTCACACCATCTACTGCGCCAGTCGGAATTTCATTCCAAATGATGTTATTTGCATTAACTGTTTGCGTTAATGAATTAATTTGAGTGGTTACGTTATTGATGTTTATCATTTCCTGCTCTGTCGTAATCTCACGTATGATTGGTCTTGGCCTAAAATATGAATAAGCCTTTCTAGTACGAGAAAGATCTTTGCTAACTGGCACGAGATTAACTATCTATTTAAACAATTTTATAGGCTTCAAAATGCATTCCGTCATGTCTTTTTGGAAACCAACCTCCCCAATAAAAGCCATGATCATAAGCAATCTCAACAAGTTCTCTAACTGAGCCGACTTCACCTCTCAATGCAGGTTGAACGCCTAGTTGATTCCACTGAACATTAATATCAAATGCTGTTGCCCAAGCGTGATTTGATAATGTAGTTCTTGAACCTCTAATAAAACGAGGACTCCAAGATCCTCCCCAGGACATGATCAAATATTTTAAACCTTCTTTATCCCAAGCTTTAAATAAATTTGTCATTTGATTTGAAAGAAAAGAGTGAATTTGGATGCTGCAAGAAGAAGGCGCGCCTGCAACGCCACTTAACTCAGGAATTTTTACTGAAGATATGTTGTTTTGAATCCAATTACCAGTAATCGTTATTGCTTCTGGATTTGCAAATGTCGGTGATGAAATATAAGTAAATCTTCCAAAAAGTTTTTCACGATCAACTATGCTTAGTGGCCCATTTGAAGGACGAGGTGGCCAATTCGGCCCGTTAATATCAAATGTGGGATCATCCATTAAAGGATACCCTGACTGCAATGCTACTGACAATGTTTTAGGTCCAACAATTCCATCAGGAACTAATCCCTTCTTGGATTGGAATGCTTTCGTTTCTCTTTCAGTAAATGAATCAAAATTGCCGTTGACGATAATGGAACTATTTTGTGATAATCCCCTTAAAAATGTTTGCCACTTTTCAACATCAGAACCAGTTGATCCTACTCGAATTATTTGAAGCATAAAGTATTCACATTGATGAAATTAATGCTTGAATTGCTGTTTTGACTCTGTCACGCAATTCATCAGGTAATGCTGACAATAAAACATAGGATTCTGGTCTAACAACATTTTCTACCATACCTCCCATGGTTTCCGCACCTGTCCTATTAACTCCTACATTAATAACAAGAGGAGGAGCTCCAACTCTATTATGAATCATTGGTTGATATAAATCTACTCTTTGCATATTCATCCTTTCAGGATGCCTTGACGCATGCTCAAGGCTTCATTCATCATAGCAAATTTACCCTTAAGCGCAGTCAATGTTTCTTCTAATTCAAATGAATTTTGCCCTCGAGATTTTACCTCAAGAATTTTTTGCTCTAATTCAATAATTTGTAACAATAAATTTTCAGTTGTTGCAGACATATTAAACATATATAGCTTACTTCAAACTTTTGCAGCAATCTTAATCATAGATTCAATATCTTTGATCGATTTTTCTAACTTTGTCTCTAGCGGCAATATCGCGATAGGAACAACGCCTGATCCGTTTATACCGTTTATTCTCCAAGAACGAATAAGCTGTAATAACCCATTTAACTCATCACGAGTTTTTAATAAAGTTATTGCCACTGTAGAAGGTTTAATAATTTGTGCCACGTTAATCAATAAGTATTGAATTCTAAACGATTAACGTGGCACTATAGTCATTTGTTGTCTAATATTTTATTGCCAATTAATGACTCTAAAATAATTTGATGATTGACCAAATACTCTTACCCAAGAAGTAGGAACTGTTTCAATATCAAAATAGTGCCATGTTCTATAAGAACCTTGTCCTGTAGCTACCTGTAATTCTCTGTCAAAAAGGCGCAAATAAGTAATCGGACCAATGGAATCAGAACAGTCATTGGTCATTAAAAACGTGTCTACTTCACCAGATTCATCATTAGAAACTTTCCTAAAAGAAAGCTTAATATCATCTCCCGGATCTCCTGCGGATGAATTGTTAATATGACCACTTACACCAGGCAATTCGCACAACGCCTCAGGATAAAGATCTGCATCAATCTTAATAGTATCTGAGAATGTTTTCTTATCATCGTCAATTTCTAAAATATAACTTTCAAAATCTTCTAGTAGTTCATCAACATTATTGACGACAGGAAAATTCCCTCCACACATTGTAATAGAATTATAGTGGCTCAGTACTTTAATCAATGACATTGCAGTTTGTTTGCTAATTTGCATTTCAACGTACCTCCTATAAAAATAAAAGGAGAGGCCTTACGACCTCTCCACATAAGCTAACTAAGGAAGTTTCAGCGGCGAGGCTTACCAGTGTAAGCGTAGTGAGTACGAAGAAGTCGATAAAGCGTACGAGCCTCGCGACCGCTAAACTCAACAGTTTGTTGATCAAAATCGATGAAGAATCGAGTTGAATCGTTTCGAACATCTGTAGTAAGTGCAGCATTAAATCCGTCATCGCGGCGGGCTGTCTCAGTACGAAGCTTGCCAGTGCGATCTCGACGAGTACGGATTGTTGCATTCTTATTTGTCTTTACAACTGCCTTCTTATTCTTTGACATAAACTTATTCTCCAATTATTTAAATTTATTTAAAGTCGGCTTGATGCCGGTAGTAGAAAGGATACTAATAATATCGTTCCGTGTACAAGAAAAGAAAAATCGAGAGATCATTACTGACCACTCGATTATTAAAACGAAATAGAATCAATTAGTTTTTTACTTTTGATTGATCAAAGCAGAAACCACGTTTGGGGAATTTCCGTACTCTGAAGTCTTATTTGAATCTCCGTTCGCAACGGCAAACACTGTCGCAGTCGATCCAAAAGAAGAAACTTGTTCGGAAGTCTTCGTCATGTCATCGGCGCCAGACAGAGGATTGTATCCAACTGCATTTTTACCTCCGACTTTATTGGCATATACGTGACCGAACCATCCATTCTTAATATGTCCTCTTGGGTCCATGACATACATCCAATTACATGCATCAGGAGTTGCATCAGGCCAAGTATTTCCGACAAGAGGCGTATGAGGAGTATCTCCATACGCTACGAAAACAGTGCTCTTATCTAGCTTCTCTGTTGGACTTTCAGGATCTACCTGTTGAGATAGATAGTTGTAGAAGCCATCCAGAACCTTCCCTAAATGTTTTGTAGTATTTCTACCTTGGTTCATTAAGGTCATTGAATCAAATGTTACGTGAGGGTCTGTGAATGTCGTATCGCTAGTTGGACCAGGAGATAAAGCCACAATGGCAGTCTTGCTCAAACCTAATGTAAATGCTTTTGCAACAACGATTAATGTTCTTCCAAATTCTTCGATACCATTTCTTTGTGCCGAAGTCATATACGCAGATGATGCATTAATGCTATCAATCATGTCTTGAATGCCGAAATCTGCAAGATCTTGACTCGTAGGTGTGAGTTGCGATGCGAAGTTAAGACCAATGATTCTAGCAGCATTCTTTGTGATCGACATTTGCGGAGCCCATGATGATCTCTCTGAAGACTTTCTAAGGCCTACTAATGCCTTGTAGTAAGTCTCAAATAATTCTTGATCGACTTTGTTTGCCAATGTGAATTGACTCGCTGCAGAATTAAACAGATCGATCATTCCTGAAGAAGATGGAACCGTAGCGACTTCTGGGGCACCTGGAGCTCTACCATATTTTACTGGATCGATGCCAAGAACAGGTACTATCGCAGATGATCCTGCTGCGCCAAGAGAAGCCAGGGCTGCTTGTAAAGATGAATTTCCAGATAATGACATGTGAGAAATTGGAAATTCGGTGTGTGTTTCATCTTTTCCTGACATGAATGCAGTAACTGGATACTTTGGAGTTCCAGCGTTGTGATCAAACCATGGAGCATGAGGACCATAGAAGAAAGATCGATCTCCACCTGCCCAACCTTTTACTCCCATTGGCAATGTAGGCATTGGATTACTTTTACCCCATGCATAGGTTCCTCGATATCCGTTGGCTGGATTATAGCCATATTGAGAGGTATAGAGATATGAAGACGTCCCTCCAAAATTTGAAGATAATCCAAAAACATTCGCGTTTTGGCAAGCTTTAAACCCGACATCTGCAACCGGCCAAAGTTCTTGAAACCAAGCATACACGCCGTTTGGAGACGGAACGAGCAGTGATCGTCCGTATGTCGACCCAGCCGCTTCGGCTAATCCATAACCTCCTTCGTCAGCAAGGAAGTTTAAAAGCCTAGACCTTTCAATACCGATTGCAGCTGCCGCGGCGGTGCACATCTTTAAAAATGTTCTACGACGATCATCTCTAAGTTGCTTTAATTTCCAATTTCCCATTTTCTTTTCCCTTCATTGACATGAATGCGCTGCAGATAATAAAACAGCTACGGCGATATTGCGCTTCTTTATAACGTCAGATAAATTACTCTTATCTGCCTTACTAACCAATAAATTACATAATAGCATGTGATCTTCAGTAGCAGGCGTTCCAATCAAGCAGCTGACAGATTCCTCTACGCAACTACCATCTGCTGCAAACATCGGTTTGTTTTTTCCATTTAGAGTACATGCAGGAGCTTTTGTTTGATCACCTATATTTGCAATAATCTGAGGAGCTGCTTGTATGAAGATATCCATTAATTTCATTGCAGAAGCTGTTGAGTGTTCTTCCTTCTCGCCTAACCTAGAATCAAGTTTTGGAACTCCTAACGCATCCTTTCCAGAAAAATAAAGATATCCAGCCGTTGCAGGCTTCGATACACAATAACCATCTGCTGCATCAGGGGAGTTATTTCCAACATCTAAGCAGCTACGATTTACTTGGTTCATCTTATCATCTTGATTACAAAAACAAACCTCTCCTGCAGGACAAATCGGATCATTCGTTCCATTGGCTGTTGTTACTGCCATTTCACAAGAAGTTCCACTTCCTCCAAATATAGAACCTAACGTTTGCGTTACACCAAGAATTGAAACCTGAGTTGTGCGAACATCTGAAACATTTCCAGGCGGAATTGATGCGCCTCTACTTCTTAAAAAATTTCCCAATTGTTGGTATGACAACTTATGACAACTATGTAAACGAGACATAATTTCGTCTGAAGAAGGAACATCAAATTTTTGTTGAGGTTCTCCTCCGGTCGAAGATGATGCAGAAACATTTATAGACCCTCCTGCTCCTGTTGTCACTACAGCAGATGAAACTTGAGTTGTAGTTGTTGATGAAACAACTTCATTTTGATCTGGACATTCATTTTCTCCTATATCAGGAGAATTAGACCCGCATGCAAAAGATCCGACTAGGATAACGCTAAACAATAATCCGTTTTTTATAATCTTCATATTAAAACCTCGTAAAATCCTCTGACACAAGGATGGATCTAAAAACTTTCTTTAGATTATATCCATTATTCTTAAATTGCAAGACCAATTTTGACATAGTAACTAATTCTGGATTTGGATCATTTCTATCAGGTAAATTTACCCAAGAACGTCCTCCTATTTCTGTTATGTCTGCGCGGCCCATTGCATAGTTCCACATTCTTTTCACAGCGCATTCTACGACTTCGTCGTCTTGAGACATAACTTGACCCAACTCGTTAATCGTGTTCGCAATTGCAGGCGTATCAACTCCATTAACTTTCATGGACTTCTTCCAAGCAGTTATATTATTTCCACCATTGGGGCATGAAGATCCAATGCATAACCAATCAGATAACTTTGCTCGTGGAGAACCTTCGACAGGAACAAAGACAGAATATTCACCAGATGGAGTCAACGATTGAAATACTCCTTTTGAATCAAACTGGCTAAAGAGAGGAGCTCTATGATTCCATGTTGCATGACAGTTTGCACAAACATTCGAATTGTTATAAGCATGAAAATCTACACGACCACCATTACATGCACCGGCAATTTCATTAACAGGCCATTTATTTTGATATCCTGGAATAGATGACCCTCCAGAACAAGGGGCATCAGTTGGCGGATTATCTGTCGGTTCTCCACCTGATTGTTCATTTCCTGACCTACATAAAAAAGTTTCATGATAGAATCGATTACGACGAAATGACAAATTACCGTAGTAAAGACTTTGTGCACCTGGATCCGTCAAGATACCAGAATGACTCATCCCTGCTGGCAAATTCATGCAATTTCCGTCAGCAAAAATCTTAGTTATGGAATTATATGTCGGACACGTATTAGACGCTTGGGTAAGAATGTTTCTCCAATCTTTCTCTTCATAAACAATTCTAGCTGCAAACGTTGGAGCCGTGTCTCTAGTCGGTTCACCTGCAATTGTAGATGCTCCACCCATCTTAAAAGTATATTTAAAAAACTCTATAAGAGTATCTGCAAATCGAGAATCAGATAATTTCTTATCGATAAGCTCTTCATATTTTGCTTTTTGCTGTTCAAGGGGCAAATCACCAAGTTCATATATCTCAGACAATGTAGGAACATCACCAACAATCAAGATGCTAGCTGTTCTCAATGCTTCAGAATAATCAAACTCTCTCTTATCTAACTCTGTCTGCTCTTGCTGCTGTTGATCTTGATATCCTGTCCCAGTTGTTGCCGTGACTGAAGGTCCAACTGTCTTTCCTGTCGTCACCTCTCCGCTGGCCGCAGTTGATGAAACTTGCAAAGAACCATTTTCATCAGACAATTTTGGTGTCGGACAATCTTCAAAAACTGCAGATGTATCGCCCGATAACTTATACGGATTCGGACGTTCACATCCATACAAACAAGCAATCAACGCAGAAGTAATGATGATTCCTTTTTTAAATAGATCTTTCTTAATGGTCATAAAACAATTATATTTCCCATTAAAAAATTTATAAAAAAAGATTAATGTTTCCTCCTCATTATTACCAAAGGATTTTCCTTGACCATCCAGAATTCCTTCTCTAATGGTGGATCATCTCCCTTACGGAACCACATTAACTTTCTGCCCCCAGTAGATGAATACACACCAATTATTGTAATCTCGCCGGCATGAATCAAATCATGACATGAATGACAAACAACTGCTATGTTGTGATTATCATTCGTGCATCGTGAATCGCATCTAGGAATGATATGATGATGATTAATCGCAGCAGGACGATCATATCCACAAATCTCGCATCGATCTTTACAAAGTTTAGGTTGACCATGCTTCCTGCGCGACTTCACACAAAAAATCTAAAACGCAAAAACAAAAAATAAAAAATTCTTATCTCTTTTTACGTTCTCGTGCTAACTTTTTCAATAAATTACAAATGTCATTAATGTCGGATTCATTTGGCGATTTCATCAAATCGAACAAAACATGACCCAATGTTTGAAAATCTATCGGCTTAGCGTCAGCAGGACTATCAGAAAAAATGTGATATAAGGCAGGACGAATTTTGGATTTAAAGTCGCTACTTCTAATAACACTCTCAAAATCTTTTATAAATCGAGAAATCTCTGTCTCTGTCTGTTCATCGACTCTAGAGTCCTTGATCTCTTCTCTAATAATTCTTCGTAAACGATCTTCTGATACCTTCATGATGTATTAAATATCTGTTCTAAAAATAAATCTCATAATTCAGGAGACAACATTACCACAAATCCCCACCCCATCCTGTCACAATATTCCTGTGCTGCTGACCATTTAGCTTCATCGACTTCATCATATCTTCCTTTCATCTCATACAACACCCTGTCTTCCCTTCCAAAGAAATCAGGAATATAATTTCTAGTCGTTCCATCTGGATGCCTATATGGAATCGTTATTCCATGATTCTTAGTCACTTCATATCTCCTTGAAATACACGACTGGAAAAAGATAGACTCCCATGATGAATGCATGTGCTCTTCTTCGCCTGTCCATGGGTTTATCAATGTCTCTCGTTTGAATGGTGCTTGTGGTCCAATCTTGTTTTCTGAAAGTAATTTAATCGCTCGTTGTGATGCTTCCTCACGAAGAACAGGGGCCAAAGGCGATTCGGCCCAAAAACGATGAATAGACTCTGATTGTTTTTTGATGGCTTCAGGAGTCTTTGAAAAAACATTCATTTTTTCAATTTTCTTTTTAGCAATATCGGGGTGTCTTTCCATAAACTTTTTCATGTTTACAGAGTTTTTCTTTCCTATTTTTGCTTTCTCTTCATCAGACTTCACTCTACCATATGCATGATGCCCATGAATAAATCTAGTAAAATCTTTTAGTGCAACATTCCATCTATTTTCTCCGTTACACCCACAAGAGCATAGAGGGACTTGATTGTCGTATTTCCACTTAAGAATATACTCCTTCGCGGTCATTTTATGGAAACGAAGATGTCTTAAAACAAATTCGTAAGATTCAAACTTCGTATTACATTCTTTACAAGTCTCATCAATCTCAATTAACATATAACTATTATATATACATTAACTGAGTATTTATAAACTACAAAGGCCACCCAAAAGGTGGCCTTTGCATATGTTCAAACTATAAACTCAGATGACGTTCATGTCATATGATATTCATGTCCAAACATGTGACGGTCCCGAAGAAGTCAGAGCGAACCATCTTCTTACCGTATCTCGTCATAACTCCCTTACGAGGCGTGAAGTCTTCGGGAGCGAAGATGGTTGGTGTCACAATGAGTGGAACGTATGGTGCGTAGACGTAGCCGGTCTCGAGGTAGCTGCCACCCTTGTAGCCGACGAGGATCTTGTTGCGGACGAAGTAGGGATCCTTGTAGACTGTGAAGCGGTTGCTGAGTGAGCCGATTGCCTCTGCACCGATTGTGAATGGAGAAGCGACTTGTCCTTCACCATCGATGGAGAACTTGGGCTTGTAGAGAACTGAGGACTCAAGGACTGTTGCAACATCTGGTCCGCAGACGAGGAAGTTTGCGCTTCCGCGGAGCGTCTTGCGGTGGATGGTGTTGGCAACGTCGATGATTGTCTCGACAAGTGTCTCGTACCACTCACGAACTGTACCTGTGAAGGCTGGTCCGATTGAGAGGGATGAGGCAAGGGTTACTGGAGATCCGTTTGTCTTGTTGACGAACTTGCCTGGGGCACGTGACCAGTAGTAGTTGGCGCCGTTGGCTTGTGTCACAAGGTCATTGAGGATTTCGCGATCAATCTCGAGAGCAATTTGCTCAGAGAGGATTGATGTGAGCTCGACCTCTGCATCCATTGAGTGGTATGCATTGAGGTCTTGTGCAAGTTCTGGTGACCAGCGAGCACGGAGCTTACGGGTTGTTGCAGTGATTGCAAGAGACTCAATCTTGATATCAATCTCTGGGATTGCTGGGGATGGGGTCGTTCCGAAGTCGGATTCGAAGGATGGAACTGTGAGTGTTGAACCAACACCTGCTGAATCTGCTCCGCCTGCGACGACTGCATCAGCTCTTACGAAGGTAACGCGACCTGTTGCAGCTGTTAACGCTGAAAGGCCATCTGCACCCTTGATGACGAACTGAACGTGTGTACCATTCAATGCATCAGGTGTGAAGTATGGTGCAACAGTGCTGCTGAAGTTACCACGCTTGTTGAGACGGCGAAGGTTGAGAACTCCGCTTCCACCTTGATAGGTCTCACCCCATGCAGTTGCATTTGCGCCGAAGCCGCTGAAGAGAGCAATTTGATCGACTGAAAGGAGGTCTGCTCCGGTGAGTGCTGATGTTGGGACGTAAACGAAGAGTGCATCAAGAGCGTTGTCTTGAAGAGCTGTTTCAACTTGACTGTCAAAGTCCATGAATCTTGCGTTTGATCCTGTGAACATTGTGTTAGATGAAACTGTAAGACCAGCTGTCCAAGATGTTCCATTCACGCCGCCGTATGCGCCTGAGTGAACAGTTGCTGCTGCAAGGTTAAGAGAGGTTAAAGAACCTGTAACCTTGGAGTAACCTGTTCCGACGAGGTCGTACATACCACCTGTTGCAAGAGATCCTGATTGAACTCCGCGGCCGGTTGGGTTGTTGTAGATGGAAGAACCCTTCTTGTATGTAGCTTCAGATGTTTGTCCAGCTGCTTGGCCAACGTCTGTTCCATATGTGTAATCAAGGTAGAAGATGAGTCCAGATGGAAGGCTCATTGGTTGGATGGAGACGAGCTCGTTGGCGACGAGGCCACCGAACACTCTGCGGACGATTGGGAATGCAATGTTGCTGAAACCTTGGATTTGACCAGATGTTGCAACGTTGCCGCCGCCTGTTGAGAGAGATGAGCTCTCCTTGAGGACTTGTGCTGCTTGGTTCTCGAGGAGTTGTGCCATCATTTCACGGCGTTGTCCATCGAGACCGCGGAGGAGACCTGTGCGGCTCCACTTTTCTGTTAAACGTGCACGTTCTGCACCGACGTGCTTCTCACGGATGCCTTGTGCTAATTGATCTAATGTAAACTGCTTCATTGTTATTCTCCTATACGTGTCAAAAAGTTGTTAAAAGTTATTAGCTGCAGAATCACTTGATTCCTGCAAGCTTTGCCCAACGCTCTGCTTCGAATCCTTCGTTAAGTGTTTGGGTCGAAGCTGGACGTGTAGCTTGTGAAGATGATCCTAGAACGCGACCTTCGGTCACAGTCGTACGAGTCTTCACTAAAGCCTTTGAGAGGCTCTCGTACACAAGCTTAGCTTCACGAACTGTTTCAGCTCCATCAAGTTGCTCAATTATTTGTGCCTTTTGGCGAGCTGTGAGCGACTCTGTTTGAAGAAGCTTGTTTGTGAAGAGAAGCTTAGCGTTGAGCAGATTCGTTTCTGCCAACTTCTTGCTTAGCGTATCTGTTCCCGCGCTAGCAGCAGGTGTGACGTCGCTATTTGAGCGAACGTTCTTACGAGCACTTTCTGATAAGGCTCGTGAAAGTTTATTAAATCTAGCAACTGAACCGTTATAGAGTTCAGCTGTTTCAGCATATGCAGCCTTAAGTTGTGTACCACGGGCTGTTGCTTTCTTTGTTTCAACGATGGTTGAAGCCTTGGTTGCAGCTTTCTTGGTCACTTCATAGAGCTTCTTTAATTCAGAAGCACGCTTGCGAAGTACCTCTTGAAGCTTGAGCTCCTTGGCCATTTCTTTACGAATAGACTCTGTTTGAACAGACTCTGGTTGTCTTGATTGAACATTCTTGCTCTTTGTGTTGTGATCTTCTGAGTCTTTAGCTTGACTCATAACTTCTTCAAGATCATCACCTTCAGCTTGTGCATGACCAACCTTAGCTTCATGAGCATCATCCATCTCATCGACTTCGCCGACCATCTCATGAGCATCATCCATCTCTTCGACTTCGTCGACCATCTCATCCATCTCGTCGACAGCTTCTGCTGCATAATCTTCAAGTTCTGCAGGAGTTCCTTGAGAAGCAGCACCATCAAGCTCGGCTAAAGCTTCTGAAAGATCTAATTCGAGAGGTTCTCCCATATCGTCCTCTACAAATTCATCAGAAACTTCACCTGCTCCATGACCCCAAGCCTGAACATCATGATCTTCATCATGTGCTTCACGAAGGGCTTTCATTTTTGCGATTTCATTGCGAAGCATGTTCTCATCAATTTCTACTAACATGTCATCGCTTAGATTTAGAGATTCTTCTTTCTTGCCAGCTTCTTCGCTGGCTTCTTCATCACCAGCAAACATGTCTTCCTCACCGGCTTCGGCTTCTTCGCCTTCAGGGGCTTCTGCTTCTTCAGCTTCGCCGCCTTCTGCTTCTTCGCCTTCAGGAGCTTCTTCTCCTTCTTCGCCTTTTTGTAAAGTAACTCCAAGACCCTCAAGATCAAGATCATCTGGGAGTCCTGTGATTGTTAAAGCAACGTCTTCTTCATTTAAAAGATCTCGATTCATTTTTGTCTCCTGAAGTTTTTCAAGTTTGTTTAAACACTTTCTTAATTTTAATCCATATCCTAATCTGACATTAGGATCCTCTACATTTTCTTGAATATATCCGTATATAGCTTCAACCATTTCATTTAATCTAATTAAACTAAGGTTAAATGCGTTTGATTCAGACAAACGTGTCGATGCTGATGTAAGTTCGCCTAACATTCTTTCAATGTAGAGTAATTTTTGTTCTACCTCATCTGTTCCATCCGGAGAAGATGTTGAAATAACTTTTTCAACAGCCTCTTCTACGTTTAGAGCTTCGTCAACTTCATTTGTGACTGTCTCCATAGAAACGGTAGATTCATTTGACTCTTCTGATGATTCTACGGGTTTTTTGTCTGTCAAAATCTTATCAGATTTTTCTTTATCTTCATCAGATTCGCAACCCATTCCTTCATCAGTTGCTTCACCTAATAATTCTTTTTCTATTAGTTCTCTTATACGAGGAGCTACAGCTTCAACGATTGCACGTTTTGCATTATCCTCTGCAACTTCTTTTACTTTCTTTAGATCAGCAATAGCTTCTTCGTATAGTTCTTTTGACATTTTTTTCTCCGCAATCAACCAGTAGAATCTGAAGAGCCCATCTTCGTTTGGACTCCTAAAGTTTGTGCTGCAATCTTCTTAGCAAAATCTGCTGGATTTCTTGTTCCAGTGTTCGGGCCGCCTGGTACATAGGTCGGTTTAAGATCAACTGCCTTTAATCCAGGATCTGCACTCTTGTCAGTTCCATCTGTCTTTCCTGGTCCAGGTGATGATAGATCAGGAGCGAATGAATTTGCAGGATCACCTGCTTGTTTCCACAAGCCATCGGCACCCTTGATGATGTCAGGTGCGCCTGTAAAATCCATATTCACTCCTGTTCCAAAGTAAGAATCTCCAGGTTGTAATCCGTTCTTAAGAATTAAGTTTCCTTGATCTAAGACAATTTTTTTATAGTCTTCTTCTTTACCAACGAATCCTGCAGTAGGTGAGCTTGGAAATAACTTTGCTAGCAAGTTGTTCTTTTCATTGCTCGGTGGGGCATAAACTGTATATTTTCCTTGACCAGCCATGTCATTTCCTCCTATAAAAAATTACAACAAATGAGTAATCAAATCACTTTGACTTTTTTGGTGCCTTTTTTGCTGCTGCTTTCTTTGCAACAACTTTCTTTGCAACTTTTTTCTTTGCTTCTTGAATTTGAGAAAGTCTCTTGACTAAACGAGCTTCTTCTAATCCAAGAGCCTTATAGTGATCTACATGATGCTCAAGAGAATCTGCGTATTCGTCTGCGTCAACTTCTTCTGCGTCCTTTGCAGCATCTTCTGTGGACTCCATGTCACCAAAAAGTTTTGCTTCTTTAATTTTGGCAACTTCTTCTGCGATAATTCTCTTTAATACTGTTGATGTAAGCTTCATGATATAAACCTCGTGCAAATATATATACTTTAATTATTATTACTAAAAAAAAAATTAAAATTTCTTTGGCGTTTCAGAAAATGCTAACTCAGCCCATTTAGAAGCAACATCATTTCCGAATAATTGTTCTGGGGTGCTTTTAGCTACTGCGCTTTCTATAGAACCAGCAGGTGCGGGAGGCTGGGCATGTTTCGTTTCGTTTAACATCATTGGTAGAGTATTTGCTGCAGTATCAGCAAAGATTGATTCCATAACTGAATTACCATTCGATTCTCTTTTAATCGTCTCAGCAATTGTCTTACTGTACTTAACATGTTCTCCCCTACGTGGAGATGAAACTTTTTGTTGAGTTTTTTGATTCTTAATCATAGATTCTTGAATAGATGATTTATTAGAAGTGTTAATTCCTTCCGCAAGAATCTCTACAAGACATTCTTTAACAATCGCCTTTAGTTGTCCTTTAGTAATTCCCATATATCAACCAACGCCTTCCCAGAATGCAGTGCCACCAATTGACCCTGTTAAAATTGGCATCATAGAAGCATCAATGCCAACCAACTCGACGTATAAGCTGACAGCGCAATCAGTTGCTGCATCTCTTAAAAGAAATATTTCTTTTACCCTTGCGTCGAGTTCCAAAGTTTCTTGACCATTTATTCGGTAGTAATAATTTGCCCCAACACCATTGATGCCGTTTCTAGTAAAACCTAATCTAACATAAACTCCATCAGCTGCGTGGTTTCTTACTTTTATGTGCTTTGTAACTTTATCAAATGAATGTTTTACGACAGTATTTGATATCGTCTCTGATAATACCCATGGAAGTCCAGACCCCATGAATTCAGTAACTGAATTAAAGCCAATTCTTGGATCATTCATTCCCATGTTCATTTACCTTTCGAAGCAAGAATATCATTGAGTATTCTATCAATTCTATCTGATTTTGTGAATACTCTTTGTAGTTCATCTGGATTAATTTGTCTTCCTTCTGCCATCATGAATGCTCCAGGTGTAGAAGGTTCAGAAACAAAGTCCCAACAAATTAGTTGAAAATCATCTTGAACTATCTGGTAATCGCCTTGCTTCTTTGTCGTTCCTACTCCTCTAGAAGAAATTCCAAGTTTTACTCCAGATTCTACGAGAGATTGTAGGATTTTTCCAGAAGGAGTATCTAATATTTCTACTGAACCATAAACAACATCACCATCCAAATATGCTTCTCGAACAATGTGCGAAACATTCTTAAGATTAACTACAGATGAATCTGGATGGTCTAATTCGCCTAAGGCACGATTCTCTACAATAAATTTTTGATAGTTACGAACTTCTCGTTCTAAAACGTTACGAGGATAAATTCTGCCATTTTGGTTCAAGGTATCTGATTTTTGCAAAATACCTTTCATTACAACTTTTCCAGAATTTTCTTCTTTTGCTTCTTTAATCTGTTCAGGAGTATAATCAAAAACCTGATACGAGTTAATTAATCTTAAATCAGACATTTTCTCCTCCTGACAATTCATCAATTAATTTGATGTATAACATATATTCAGCGACAATAGAATCATTTACTTGCTCATGTTCAACAAGCAAATTAGACTTAACTTCATTTAACTTATCTGATAGATATTTTTCGCTCTTGTGGTTTTCTAAAAGGTAAGAATCAATTGAATTGATAAGTTTTTCTTTGATTTCTTTTATCTTCAACAAGATTGTCTTGTCATCATCGTTTGCTGATGAAAAAGCATATGCTTTAATTAAAGACTTTTGCTCATTTGTAAGAGAATTGTCATATTTCTCTCCTAGCTTTTTCATCATAATTTTCATCAACAATCTATTTGATCCGTGAGTTCCTTCGACGACAATATGATCATTTTTTTCTTGTTTTTGAGTCACAAGCCACTTAACAATTTGATCTTCATATGATGCCATGCGAGAAAGATCAGGAGATTTTGATCTCCAGTCATTCAATAAGTTTTGAACAGTTGCAAACGTTTTATACTCAGAAACGTGCTGATCATAAAAATTTTCATCATTTAATTGATGATTTATTGACCTAATTAATAAAGACTTTTCTTTATCAAGCTCATTTAAATCATGAGATCTTGCTGCAGATTTTGCTTCATTTAATATTGATGCAGCAACTGCTTCTGAACTAACTGATGTTTTTATAATCGAGTTTATTAAACGAAACTCTTTGTATAACTCAGTTCCAGGTTTAAAATAGGTCTTTACAATTTTTAATGCTTTTGATGATTTTTTCTTATCATCATCTACCAAAGCTTGTGATATCGTCTTTATTAAAAATTCGTATAACAAGCCAGTGTTTCTTTTTTTATTATGAGCCGACATTAAGGTCAGATCCTTTCTTTAATGGTCACGAAAAATAAATAATATAGTCCAATTAGGAAAATAAAAAATTTTTTTTAATTTTTTTAATTATTCTTTTAGTTCAATATCTATTTCTTCAGACTCAGTCAATAATCCTTCTTTTTTTGAAGCGACTCCAAAAGTATTAGACATTTTTTTTAATGTTGATAACATATTTGGAGATAACGGAGGAGGAGTTTTTCTTTCACTTGACAAATTAACTGATTCTCCAAATGGGTCGCTAACAAGGCTTTTCATCCAATTTTTGTCATGAGGATCAGATAATGAAGAGTTTTTAGAACTTAACATGCTATTAAAATCTGGCATGTGTTTTTGAACTCTGCGACGTTTGCGATTATAAGCATATCTCTTCGAATAAGCATTCGGTTTTACGGGAGCGCCGTCTTTTTCATCTATACTTGGTAAAACATCATCATCAATGTTACTAGACATCAAAAGTTTTGAATCTGAAGAAGCATCATCTCCTATATCATCATTCGCGAATAAGTCTTCACCGGCTCCTGCTTCCTCTTCACCTGCAGGAGCTTCTTCCCCTGCGGGTGGCGTTTCCGCTGCAGGCGGTGTTTCTCCAGAATCTTCTGATTCTTCAGCTTGCGCGCCTTCAATTCCTAAATCTGTAACTTTTTCCTTAAGTCGTTGATCATTAATTTCTTCAATTTGATCATCATTAAGACCCCAAATTTCTTTTTGGACAAACCTTTTGCTTCCCATTCCTTCTGGTAGAGATCCACCAATTTCAAATTTAGATTTCCACAATTCTAGCTTTTGTTGTTGAGCTATTGTAGAAGGATTAGATAACCTTAATGTAAAGTTTTGCAATTCCTCACCATCATATCCATGCGAATATAAGTGAATGATTGCTAACTTATTCAATTCAGAAATAAGCGTTTTTTGAATAACGCTTATTGTACGAGAAAAACGAATATCTTCTTGAGCCAAGGTTGCCTTAGAAGATAACATTTCATCATATCCTAGATAAGCTCTTGGAACTTTTAATGCTGCAAATAGTTTCTTTTGCATATATTGAACGTCTTCAACGGTTGCAGCATTTTGTCCGCCGACCAAAGTATCAATTCTAGTGCCTGATTCTCCGCCGCGGACGGGAATAAAATAATCGTCTTCAACACTTAAAGGAGAATATCTTAAATCTACTCTTCCTGTATTCCTGTCAATTACTTGATTTGTACGAAGGTTTTTTCTTTGCTCTTCAACGTACATTGGAACATTTTCAGGAGGAATGTTAGCGACATCAATATAAAAGACACGGCGCTCAGGAGCACGAACTACGCGATACACTAACATTGCATCTTCTAAAAGAATTAATTGTCTCCAAATTCTTCTAGCTGGTTCGATCAATGAAGATCCATAAGGAAGAAACATGTCATTTCCTAAAAGACGGAAATGGGTGACTTCCCAATTTTCTAATGTGCGATTTCCAAGAGTCGACCAACGATAACGAACAGCAAATGGATCTTCTCTGTCATAATTCTCTTCGCGTTCGACTTCATTTACTGGTATTGGGAAAGCATGAACTACGCCTTGCGTAGGAGAAACGTCATTGTATAAGAAAAAGTCTCCATATTTGACAAGATTTCGAGCCCAAGATCTAAGATTAAATTCAACATTTAAAACGTTATAGAAAAGATCTTCTAAAATATCTCTAATTTTTTCATCATCAGAATAAACATGAAGAACTCTGCCTTTATCATCTTGTGCCACTGTTTCATCGGCATAGATGTCCATTGCGGCTGCAATCTCTGCAGTGTACTCCATCTCTTGAAAATCTTGATATCTCATCAAGCGTTCTGAAAGATTATAAGAATTTGCAGTTATTACAGAATAAGTTGGAGATGTAGATCTTTGAAAAAGAAGAGCGCCAGAAGATTTTGTCTTATCAGCGACTGCAATTGTAGTATCGATTGATTTTACTTTACGCTTTACTACAGGACCGCTTTTAAATAGACGGCTCAATCGTTGGAATAAGTTTTGATTTTCTTTTGACACTTTTAGTCTTAACCTTCAATCAAATATTATAAAACCTAAATTATTAGTTGATTAAAAAAATCATGCTTTTGTTGGTTTTAATACAACTTTTTGAGATTCTTCCTTTTCTTTTTGAAGGTTAGAAACATAATTCATTGGATTTTGCATCATCATTTCAAGCATTTCTCTAACATGATTTAAATGAGGAGATAATGCATCAATGGCAGCAGGCGGTGCACAGTTCTCAAATTCATTAACTTCTTCGTATAAATCAGTAACACATTTGAATAAATCTCTTGCTTCTTGAGAATTCAATCCTTCATAGATAGTTTTTGCATCTTCGTTCAAAGAAAGTTGAAGCTTTTTTTTGCTCAATGTCATGTTCATTACCTCGAATGCTTATATGTATACTCTCACTTATACAACCATGATAAATCATCCATTCCATGGTTAGTTTTTGGGTCTAAATGTTTCACTTGTGATGATTCTCTAAGTTTATAAACATTTGCAGGATTAATTTGATTTTGATTTTTAGAATTTGATCCCAACGCATAAGTGGGATTATTTGGAATTGATCTTGCATCAATGCTTGCTACTCCAGTAGCTTTTAACATCGCCATAGCCATGGCAAATCCAGAATCATTAACTCCTTGTGCACCTTCCGTCAGCCAGCTTCCAATAGCAAGACTCATGATCAAATCATCATGACTATCCTTGGATGCCATTGGTTTATTACCGTTCCATATGAAGGCTTGTAATTGATCATAAAGCCTTTGAGAATGACTTTTTAAAGTCTTGTTACGGATTAATTCTTCTAATTTAGTAAGAATTTGTACTCTAGATTTTTGGTTTGTTTGAAACCCAGGTAATTCATCTTGATTAACTGGACTATAGGAAAACGGGTCTCCTCTATGGCTAGAATAATATAATTTTGGATATCCTGTGTCTCTAAGCTTGACGTTAACGAAATATCCGAATGTGTTGTTTTCTGGACATATCAACGCGTTATTGTATTTCTTTCCCCATTCAGACAGCAAGTCTGCAAATTTCTCAGGAGGTATTTTACCCATGTATTCCGCAACAACTTCACATGTTTTTTGATCTAGAATATGAAACGCAGAATAATCAGCTGCATCTCCTCTAGAAACATCTGCCGAAATAACATACCTCTTTTCGACGACTGGATGTTCCCATATCCAAATGTTCCTATCAAATCCAGATTTTTCTATAGGATGTCTAATTAATGATCTTAAGTCTTCTAAATCTTCTGACTGTAAAAAAGTATCTCCTGAAGAAATAAAATCGCAAAGGTATTCTTGGCTTACTTTTTTCTTGGGAAGGTTTCTTGTTTCTTTAATAAACCATTCTTCATCATGCTCAGGATGTACAGTCCAAGGAAGTCTTATTGGGTTAAATTCATTCGTTCCAGCTTCTGCTTCGACCCAAAGGCGGTAGTAAAGACCTCCAACACCATTTGGAGATGAAATTAATATGGCATTACCACCCGTGGTCAACGTAGGATACAAGCCTGTCCATATCGTATCAAAATCTCTAATAAATGCACATTCGTCAACTATTAACAACGAAAGAGATTCTGAACGTCCTGCATCTTCAGATGTAGGAACTGCTTTAACAATAGAACCATTACTAAAAGAAATTTGTTGTTTAGAAGGTTCAAATTTTGGCATCAATAGCCACTTAGGCAACGATTGAAGCATTACATGAACTTTACGAATAAAGTTTTGAGCAGTAGCTAATTTTGTTGCAATTACAAGAATGTTTTTATCCTTGTAAAAAATAGCCAACCAAACTGCATATGCAGCAGAAACAGTTGATAATCCTAATTGTCTAGATTTTAAAACTATATTAAAACGATGCTTTTGAAAGTCGTCTAGGCAATTTTCTTGAAAAGGATACAAATCAAACGGTATTGTACCCTTCAACGGATGCTGAATTCTTGCATACTTTTTTATAAAGTATGCTGGGTCTTTTCCGCATCGGACTATTTCATTAATTTGCTGATGCTTGGTCAGCGGCTTTTCTTGCATTTCATCCTACTTCAAACATAACGTTTTTTCTGTAAATTGCTGTTTTCTTTGGATTGTGAACTGCCATTCCAATAATTTCCACAGAATCTCCAGAACTAACTTCTTTTAACTTAAGAGATTTATTTGTTAAATCTTTATAAGAGTTTTTTACTGCATCAAGAACAGATTTGATGTTGCTAGAAGATAATTCTTGTTCTTGCATCTTCACTTGTAACATTTGTCTTTCTGATGCAAAATTAACGATTGTTTGATAGGAAACCTTAAGCATATCAGGACCGACTAAAGACATCTTTACTGAAAATGAATTCACGATAGGTGATGATGACTTTCCCCACGTCGTATCGATAGCTTGGCCTAATGCGTTATAATCTAAATCTGACATATTATATCTCTACCAATTAAATATTGAGATAATTCAAATGCGCACGTTTGATAATATTTTTTTTCCATCAGGAAACTTTTTTAATATATCTTTTTTATCTGGTCTCCACCCATTTCTCCACGCGGTTAAATTGGGACGAGCCCAATAAGTTTCGCAACTTTCGCAACATTCAAATTGTCTATATGACTTTTCGTCATCCAAAGTTCTCATTAAATAATCACAAACTGGACATACTATTGGGACAAAATTTCTTTCTTCTGAAGGCTTAATAACATAAAATCCTTCATGTTCTTTGATTAATCTATCGTTTAGATAATGTTTCCAATCTTTCATACAAAAAATACCCTTGAATCTTTTTCATTTTTTGTTATTTCAAGAACGTGATCTGCTATATCTTTAATTCCATCAACGTGAGTGATTACTAGAATCAGTCTAAAATATTTTTTTAGACTTGTCAATAATCTATTACAAGCTTCAACGCCGGCATCATCGAGGGTTCCAAATCCTTCATCTATGACTAACATATCAGATTTTGACATTGAAGAAATGTTAACCAAAGCGACTCTTAATGCAATAGAAGCTATTGTTTTTTCCATCCCGCTACACAACTCTATGATTCTTCTTGAATCGCCATAATTGATATAAATCTCAGAAGCATCTGATTCATCATCATTCTCAAGTTCGACAGAAAAATCCACAATACCGTGTAGAATCTTTGAGATCTCTGCGTTAATTACGGGTAATTGAGATCTAGTAATAATCAAAGGAATACCTTTTTTAGAAAAAGCTCCAGAAATTATTTCATAAGTCTTCATCGTCTTTAAAAGAGAATTTCTGGTTTCCTTTTCTGATTCTAGCTTTTCAATTTCTGACATTAACTTTCCTTTTTGAGTTGCTAACGTCAGCTTCTCATCATCCCATCCTCTAATTGACCTAGACAATGTTTCTAATTTTGATCTTAAAGAAACAACTTCAGAATTTTCATCATTTTTTAATGCTTCTTGAAGATCAACTAGCCGCTGTTCTGCTTCATTCAGTGATGCTTTCGTAGAATCGCATGTAGATCTTATCTTTTCAACTTCTGTTTCTTTTCTAGAAATTTCAAGATGAAGCTTAGACAATAACGCTGAAGCTTTTTCAAGCTTATTAAGCTTTGAAATCAATGAATCTTTTTCTAGAACTTTTAATGCATCATTTAATTCATTCAAATTTTTCAATGATGATTGAATCTTTTCTTTTTGCTGAGATATTTTTTCTTTGTTCTGATGAGCGTCTTTAATAAATTTGCAAGTTGGATATTCGTCGCCACAAGGAACCTCATCTAAAATTTTTAAAGATTTTTGCTGAGTTTTTAATAACGTAGATTCTTTTTCGTGCAAATGTTGAAGTTCTAAAATTGATTTTTCTAAAGCATCAATTTTACTTAATTTACTCTTTAGTTCTTCAATATCATCAGATGCTTCAACTTCTTCTACAACTTTTAATTTTTCTTTTAACGATTGAATATCAACATTTAAAACATCGATCTTAGAACATGCTTCATGGCAAGAAGCCTTCAAAGAATTAACTCTTTTTTCTTGAATTTCAACATCATGAAGAGTTACTGGTTTGTGGCCTTGATGAGTTGACAATTGAGAACGAAGTTCTGAACATTGGTCTTGCGCTGAAGAAATGCAAGATATTAACTCTTCAATTTTTTCTGACAATTGTAAGATTTTAGTTCCATGTTCTAATTGGAGTTCGTCCCAATTTTTTTCTGGAAAGTTTTTTAACTGCGATTTGTAAGAACTTAAATCTTTTGAAGAAAGATCACACATCTTATCAAAGATATCTAATCCTAGAAATCTAGATATCGATGCTCTTCTCCTTGTAGATCCTTGATAAATAAATGCATTAATATCTCCTTGAGCAGATAAAGAAGTTAAAGAAAAATCTTCGCTAGTGCCTATAAGATTTCTAACGACTTTTTCAGTTCCAGTTCTAACATCATCACACAAGTCATCAACATCTCCATCATCTCTCATTCTAAAAAAATTCAATGACGTTGATGCTGTCGCAATTCCTTTTTTATTAATCGATTTAGTCGTCTGTCTTTCTGAAATATAAATCTTTCCATTGTGATCGAAGATTGCTCTTGCATAACAATGATTTTTTCTAATATTACAAATATGAAGATTTTTTAATGATCCTCTATCGGTTGTGTTAAAAAGACAATACATTAACGTACCGACAATAGAAGACTTTCCAATTCTATTGGGACCAAAAACGCCTACAATCCCATTCAATTTGGTAAAATCAATTTCATTGTCTTCACCGTAAGCAAAAGTATTATCCCATTTCAAGTGCCTAAGAGACCATTTTGATCCTTTAACATAGTCTTCAGATGAAGAAACGACGGACATGTATTTTTTAATTTGATTAGATATCACTTCCCAATCAACGTTAGCATTTCCACTTTCTTTACAATAAGTTTGAATTAATCCAAGAATTACTTCTGGCGACGTTAGATCAGATTTTGCAATCGTAGATGAACCAGCTTTTATCGTTTCACTCTCTGCTCTATATTCAGATTTAAAAGTTACTTCTGTAGCAGAATATGAAGATTTTAATGTTTCGTTCAAATATGAAACATCATCTTGAGAAAGATCTAAAGCAGATTTAACTCTAAATCTAGTTTGTTTCGGATATTTTGAAGCTTCTTGAAGAAATTCTTTTTTTGAACCGTTCCATTGAATGGTCACATATGGTTTTGGATTAGGAAGCTTCTTAAATTTAACGTCCCAATCAATAGAAGATTTAATGTTCCAAAGAAGATATCCATGATCTAACTCTTCTGCATAATTTTGTTGTAGAGGAGTTCCTGGATAAGCTATCCAAGGTTTTTTATCGCCATTAGAATCTTCTTTATATCCAAGATATTGCATTTGGTGAATGTCACCCAAAAATGCATATGAATAATCTTTAAAAAAGTCTACTTTAATATGAGATTCATCAATCTCCCAACCAGACTCTGTAACAGAACCTAAAACTGGACCATGATAACAAGCTATGTTAATCTTTCCTGGTTCTGGTTTGACATCTTTCCAACCTTCTTCATCAAACAAGCTATACACACACCAATTGAACCCAGATTCAAATTCATAGACTCCACTCTTTTTATATAGTCGAACATTTGGGTTATTGAGAGCCTGAACGATTGGAGATACAGCATCTTGTCTAGAAAGATTTGTCAAATTGCCGTCATGATTGCCAAGAGTCAAATGAACAGTAGCAATCTTGGACATTTCATCCAGCCACCAAGTTAGCTGTTCAATATACTCAGGAGATATTCCAGAAGTCTTAGTATGGAAGATATCACCACCGACGAAGATGTGGTCGACCTTGTTCTTCTTGCAGTCCTTGATGAAAGCAGAAAATACTTCTCTGTACTCATCATGGCGGCTCAATCCTCGCCAATGAATGTCTGCTGTATGTGCGATGATAGTCATTAGTAATTTACAGTATACTATTTGAAACTAGTGTTCAATAAGTGTTTAAAATCTAAAACTTGAGGATACAAATTTATCAAGTTTTGTTAAAAATCTATCTTCCCAGTACAACGGCTTTGCCGCCTGAAGAGCTTCTTCAAATTCAGCCTTTGACATGCTACCTGGATCTCCCCAAGGCCTGACGTCAACTACGACAACATCGACATTGTATTCTTGAAGTTTTTTGACTATCTTTGGTGTTTTCTTGCTCCACATGTCACCGTCGAGAGCAAGGGCGACAGGAGTTCCATGCAGAAGAATTTTGTTGAATACTTCGTGCCTTTCATCCAGGTCTGACCCCAATAAAGCGGTTGAATTCTCTGGACATTTTACCAGATCGAATGGGCCTTCGCAGAGAACCAACCTCTTGTTCCAATCCAAATTAATCTCATTGAAGACTACGGGGTTCTTGTCTACATCAGGATTGTCATACTTGGGCTTCTTGTCTTTGTCCACCGCTCGAGCCACAAAGTAATTCAATTCACCATTGGAATCAAAGGACGGCATGATGACCCTCCTCTTCCACCTATGTTCATCAGAGACTCCAAACTTGAAGTACCAGGCATCACGATCGGTCAATCCTCTAGAATAGATGTATCTCCACGCCGCCTTGACGTCTGGGTCCATCTCACTAGCTAAGGTCAGCAACCGGAAATCCTTTGGCAGCTCTATCTTCTCTACCTTCTCGATCTCAGCGGTCACCAGATCAGACCTACCGCCTTGTCCAGTTAATTCCCGATATGCGTTCAGGTGTTCCTGTGTCCCATATTTCCGTAATAAAGGAGCAAGGCTCCGGGCTTTCCATCCGCATGTCCAACAGTGATTCGCATCGTCTGTTGTACGGATGGCCAACTTCTTTTTGGTAGGATCTGTCGGTGCACAGATAGGACACCTGACATCGAAGTTGAGACCGTTGCCAGAGATTCGACCTCGACCAAAGATCGATTCGTAAAACTTCAGTTTGTCCGTGAGAGAATGGACCACGGTACAACAATAAACTATTGGTCAGTCATTTTTCAACTGACCTTGGATGCTAGCAGCCCTCGCTATACAATAACTATCAGTTGCATCTCTAGACCAATCAACTATTTTACCGTTCTTTTTTGTTGGCCACTGAACGTGTTTGAGGTCGTGCTCTGCCATGTACTTGAAGACCTGTTCTTTTCCGCTCATCCCGGCTATCGAAGTCCGTTGCATCTTGATTCCGCATAATTTTCTTGCAGATGATGATGCGATGTACTGCGGATCAACTTTGAATATTTCTCTAGAGATGTAAGAAACTATTCCATTGAATCTCATCAGCGTCGTAATCGTTGCAGCAGAAGACATTCCTGTTCTAAATCCCATCAACGGTTCTTCAAGCGCAACCCTATATTCACCTGGAAATTTTCTTAATAACTCGTGCATTTCAAGGGCAATCAAGTCAGCTTTTTCCCACAGAGTCTTGCACTTTTTGAATTCGACTCTGTCCAAATGTAAAATGTGGGATCCTCGGTCGTCGGGCGAAATCTTGGGGTTTAAGATGCACACGCCGGTAACTGTCGTTGAAACGTCCAATCCTAAAATAAAATCTTGCACATGTCTATTTTAACTCTAAATAAACGCAGTAAAATTATTTTAAATTAAACCAATATCTTTTAATTCTATTTCAGTCAATATTTTATATGTCATATCATGGGCCGTGCACCATTCTTTTGCGGCTCTTACTTTTTTCATTACTGAATCTTGTAATAACTTTCGAGATGGTTTCACCTCGATGATAAATTTCTTTCCGTCTTTATATTCGACTTGGAAATCTGGATAATATTTTCTAATCTTCTTCGTTTTTTTATTTGAGATATATTCGATCACAAGTTTCTCATATGACCATGACGCAACGTCAGGATCTGCGTCTAGGTGCTGCATGTATTTTTGTTCCCATCCTGAACGGTATCTGCATTTTCCTGCAATAGGAGAGATATAAATTCCTGTATGATAATGACTCTTTCTTTTTCTTTTTCTCTTTTTTTTCTTAGTCATTTTAAAAATCAAATTTAATGCGGAATAACAATTTTTCAGAATGTCTCTTCATCATCGGTTGAGCAAGCTGGGTTTTCATGACAACGTTTAAGTTGTCATCATGATAGTTTATTCCAGTTATATAAACAAAGTTAGGATCTGGTTCATTGGGACGAGCTGTTGATGCAACAGGCATAAAAGATGGATTTGAAGAAGAATTTAGATAATTTTGCGGAGCCAGCGTCTCTAATCTTAAAACGTGTAAATTCTGTTCTCCCTTAAAAGACATTTCATATTGATCTTGTCCGAAAAAATATAAATGTGGACTCTTTATTGCAATGATTCCTTCATTATAAAAGATCGTTCCTACTGAATTCCATGTGCAATGAGTAGTCAATGAATCAGCTCTATAAAGAGTTCCATTTCCGTCATCTTTTATCGTAATGCTTATAGCTCCGCCTGAACCAGTCACTGCTGAATCAGTTATAGTGAAACTACCAGGTAAAATTCTCATTCCATAGAACAAGTTACTTATGTCAAAGAACGTAACTTGATTTGACGATATATCTTGTGTTTCTAGCGAAGATGATAATTTCATTTTACTTTGTGCAATAAACAAATTATTAGCGACATCTTTCCCTTGATTAATAAAATTTCTTAACGCATTAAGTTGAGTTGATCCGTTATAAACTTGACCAGTGGGTTTTTTTGCTGAAAAAGTGAGTGAAGAGGCGTCCCAAGTGTACACAATTTCAGTGCTCCAAGAACCGCTAAAAACTAAATTAAAATCTTTTTTTCTAAAATTTAGATTTATAAATCCTGGTAATGTATTCTCTAAGTCGTCAACATAAAAAACAGTAGAAGGATCTTGATTAAAAACGCTATAATTTTTGGCTGCAGGATCGAAAACGCGTAAAGACGAAGTTAATAAAACATTATAGTTTGGATAAAAATTACCATCATCACATGGAAGTATTGTAAGATTTCTTTTCCTTACGGCAGGTTGAGAATAAAGGATTTCATTTGCTGTTTTTCCAACATTTGAATTTACTGGAACTAATGATGCAGAAAGAAAATATTGACGTGGGAAATTGTTTGATCCAGAAAAGCTTGAAGCAAAATCTTTTAAAAAGTTCTCTGTGTTAATGTAGTGTCCATCAGCTCCAAATGCTAATGATGTATTAAATGGTGTTGATGTAAAACCGCTTCCTGCTTGAGAGAGAGTATAAGGAACTCCAACTACTCTATTTGCTGACGCTGCAACGTTCGGACTATATGCAGAATCATATTTGACAGGAGAATCCATCGTAAAAAATGGAGGAACATAAAAACAAACATCATTAAAATTAGAAATTCCTGTAGAACTAGATGCTTTAATGTCTAAGTCAGACATATAAAATCTTTTTATGGAAAGATCATGAACTTCTGCTTGAAGAGGATGCTCAAATTTAAATACTGGAACTCCTGAAATACTAGGAACATCGATATCAGTATTAAAGTTATTACCTGGCGAAGGTAATTGGTAAGGTGAAGCACCTTCGTACACGACCGCGCGCTGAAAAAAATTATACTGTGCGGCTATGCCGATCGCATCATTTTTTCCGTCATAATAATTTCCTATGCATAACGCTGCAGGAGCAATACGATAATTTGTTTTTATTGCAACAGAGCTTGAAGGAATTACGAACGTTCCTTTATCAATTCCGTCTACATTAAAAGATCCTGTTCCGTGATTAACAGAATTTGTACCCCATCTAACTACGACGTGATGCCAATGATTCCATTTTAATGCATTGTCATCTGATAAAAACGTTAAATTTCTTGGTGTTCGACCGCTTGATGAATTAAAGGGAGAAGCCAATGAAGGGGATATATCTGCACTAGTGCTCAATTGTAATTGCAAACGAAACGCTGAAGGAAGTCCGTTAATGTCTTTTTCAGAACCAGTTATCAATGACAAAGCATAACTTGATGATAAATGAAAAATTGTTCCAGCTTTAAAATGACCAGCAGAATCTAAAGTTCTGTATCTTGGATTAATATAAAAATCAAAACTGAAAGCTCCGCTAAAAGCGTACCTTCCAGGATGATATATTTTAGGCATTTTTCCATCATCAGAATTAGGATACAAAAGAACAGAAGATGTTGGAACAGTTGATGAAGAGAAAAAATTTAAACTGTGATAGTTTGAATATCCCCAATGTGCAGAAGGAAATTGCGTTCTGTAATAGTGCGAAAGATTATTTTTTATTGCAAGCTTTTTTAATGTTGTAGTAGAAAAATAGCTTGTAGGAGTAAATCTAACAACTTCTAAAGTTTTTTGCTTTCTTGTAGAAAGAGGAGTTTTATTGCTCGCGGTCAGGAGACCCTCTACGCTGTCGAAAATATTTGTGAGTAAACTTTTATTTTTTAAAGCATTCCAATCATTAAAAAAAGTTGATCCTTCATTGAGAGGTGTCGACGGATCGTCTTCTATGATATCTTTTTCAATTTCTGTTTTTCTTGCAAAAATTCTAAGAGATCCTGTTATTCCATTTGAACTAGATGAATAATATCTTGATGGTTGCGTCGTTACTGTTACGCTTTGAAAGTCTGTAGGATTAACTTTGAAGATAGACATCTAATTCTCAAGTAATTATACATCATTAAAAAGACAATGACATCTAAACTGCTTCTGAAAACACTAAAGGTAATTCTTCAACAATTCCAATTAATCTTGGAGATAAAACCTTAATAAAGTTTTCAACAAATTCATCTTGAACTATTCCTGAATCTTCCATACATGAATGAAGAAGCTCATGTAGTAATAGCTCTTTTTTGTGATCGTTTTGTAGTCTATCTCTAACTAAAATTAGTTGATCATCATAATCAATAAAACTTTTTATTTCTGGGTCTTGTACGCCTTTTTGCGAAAGAATTAAATCAAAAGTAGTATCATCTATTGATGCTATTGAATAAACTCTATTTCCCACTTTTATGGCGCTCGATTTCATTTTTAAAATTTTCTCCTAGATCTTTTATCATTAATTTAATTTCTTTATCGCCCAAAAGTTCATAACTTATTCCAAAAGAATTTAAGGCTTCTTTTACGAGATTTAATTTTTCTTTCACTGATTCTAATTGTTGAATTTGTGTTGGCTTAATTTCAAATATTTTAACAATGCCATTAACATACTCTACTTTGAAATCTGGTATCGCTCTCCTACCATCTTTCAATCTAAAAATCTCTGGCTCATATTGATATGAAAGTACTTCTTCGCAGCTGTCCCACCACATCATTGCAGCTAGCTCCCAAGAAGACTTAAATTTAATTGGCGATGATTTTTTACAATCATATGTTCCGTTTAAATGTTCTGCCTTGTGTCCAGCAACTCTTTTTATGACTTTTTCAATCGCTGCTTTCGAATATTTTTCTCTTTGTTCTTGGGTCGTTAATTCTTTTGTTTTTTCGAACACAGGATTTCTACACTTAAATAGAAAGAATATTGTAAGAGAACCTATAGAGCTTTTAAAAGCTTGACAGTAATTGAGCCGTGATATTACTTTGTGTAGCTTCTTGACTTCTTTTTCGCAAAGTCTAATCTAACTCTGAACGTCAAATCCCTTTCAGGACTCTTTTCAACCGGGCGGCTTAGCTTAGCAACAGCCAACAAGTTATCATTTGCATCGTATAGTCCGACAGACGTAATAAAAGTAAATGTTTGTTGAGTGTCTTCATTTCCTGGATCGATTACTACTATTCTATTGTTAGAATCGGTAAACGTAGGATTTGAAGAATAATTGAATTCATCAGCGCCTGCTCTGCAAAATATCAACGTACTATTGATATTCGTAGTATTCTGGAACGTTATAGCTGTTTGAGATCCTGAACTAAAGCGTGTAGAACAAATATGATCAACGATGTTATCTATTGACGCTGAAACTACAAAGTCTGGTACAAACTTAGAAGTTCTTGCTGTTTCAGTTCCTGGATGTCCAAGGATCGTATATCCAGTTGGAGTCATTGCATCTATCGTTCCAGACATGAATTGAGTTCCTGAAACTATTTTTTCTAAATCGAATACAGCAATTCCTCTATCGTAAAACATCAGTCCTACGGTTTTCGATGTATCTGATGCATCTACAATATTACCTAACTGACCTCCAAAAACATTGAATTTTTCATTTGAAGAACCAATATCTGTGTATATTGATACTCCTAATTCAGAAGTAGAATAAATGTTTGGAATGTTTGGGTAAGATCCTGCATCAACTCTAGTAAGAGATGCTGATTGGTAGAATCTCATTGCAAAAGATTCACGTTTAATTTGATCTCTTGCAAATAATCTCTTAAATGCTATGAAAAACGCCGCATCAATTTTATCATTTGTATTTTGAGAGTTATAGGGAGCAACAAATTGAGAATCTGCATCTCCTAAAAGGACTTGAGAAAATTGTCTATAGTTATCCATCTTTTCTCTCATCATTAAAGAAGAAGATGGGAATAACTCTTTACCGACGGCGTCAACACCAGCTAATGAAGATGAAACAATATCAGAATTTTGAAACAATCCTACAGTGCAATCAAAGACTTGGTTAGCTGTTTGTAAAGTAAAATCTTGATCATACACGGTTTGAAACAACGAAGAAGTTACTCCTGGTCCTATGCCACCTGTAACGAAAACTTGATATTTTCTTCTAGAAGATGATCCGCTAATATCTTCTTGAATAACGTCAATTAATTGACTTAAAAAAGATCTAGCTGTTTTTACGTCTGAAGGTTCTAAATTCTTATAAGTTGCCATTTTTTATTCTTATGATTATGCTGTTTGATTAATATTGACTGCGATATCTCTAACAGTTCCAGATTGCATTCCCGTTACTCTAACATAGGTTTTGATAACATCTTTTGATGTTCCAACGCCATAAACATCATATAACGTTTGAGTTAAAGATTTAACCCCTATTGAAAAAGATAAAAGAGAACCTCCTGAAGTAGAAGACGTAGAAGTTCTTGTTAAAGTGTAGCTAGCTCTTTGTTGATTATCAACATTATTTGGAGAAACTCTACCGTCATTTAATCTTAAAAATAAATTTGGAACATCAACTAAAAACACTTGATCTCTTAACTCTACATCTATAGTAGTTTCATTTAATATTGTTTGTTCTAAAGTTACGCTAGCATTCGTTTTCAATCCTTTGGTACCACCAGTGTTATATAAAGTAACAGCATCGCCACTGACGGCAGAATCTCCAGAAAATGAAAAAGAAGGTAGTCTAATTAAATTTGGATTTGAAACGCTCACTAATTTATATTTTTGAGCATGAGCTTGATTCGTTAAAGCTTCAAATATGGGAGTGTTTTTTTCTATTTTTTCTCTTCCTACGCTTCTTCCATACTTTCTGACAATTCCATAGTTAACTTCATCATCGCCTAACGCGAACTTGAAAAGGCTAAATGACCCATCATTCTTGGATAAGAATTGTCTTCCAGTATCTGTGAGCGCTGCATCTAGAATTATGTTGTTTGTGCTATGATCAAGAAATCCCATATTTCCTCAATAAATCTACAGTAACTATAGTGTAAGTAAATTTTTTTAACTATCTATAAACTAAATTACGTTACTTTTTTTATTATGTTTACATTCAGCTGTTTGCTTTTTTGAACATCAGTATTGATAAAATTAATACAATATTTGATGTTAGACTTGCTTGTAAAAGGCTTCATTTGCAAAACGCCTTCTGACTTATTATCTCCTTTTTTAATTCTAAAACAATCTGGATTTAAGTAGACATGCATCATGTTCTTATTCGAAGTTTTGATTGTGTCAACAAATAAATCTCTCTCTAGATACATGTTTGGATATTGCTTGGGTGCTCCAGCAATTGAAATTAATTCTTTTTCTATTTTGTTTTCAAATATGTTAAACTTAACTTTAAATTGTTCAGAATAATTTGACGTTAATCCATGCGCATCAATCGTTGCTAACGCATAGATGTATTCAGAATTTTTATAGAAATCATCATCAAAATAATATAAAACTGGTTCATCGTGTCGACTAATCAATGATAAGTTTATATTGTTTTCTAAATCATCAAATCTAGAAATCGAATCATTAAAATCGTACATCTTTATCAATTCAAATGGTTCGTTAATAGATCTTCTTCTAAAAACTTGAATTTTTTTTACGTCTCTTTGCGAATTAACTGGCATCGTCCACGCCAACATTAAGGACCCTCTAGTTCCTGTATTTGGAAATGGTCTATTGTTTTCATGGTCGTATATGACTGTATTTTGATTAAATCTATCATAATCCCAAATAATTTTAAAATCTGCAGGAGGTGGAGGCGAAACGTGCTCTACGGTTAGAACATCAACAGAAGAGTCTTGAGATGCAATATAAGATCCAACCCTAACGAATGTAGATGAATTTTTATTATCGATAGCATTGTAAGTTACATCCATTACTGCTCTAATACTATAAAAGTATGTAGACCCATACCTAACGCGCAAATCGATATATGAAGTTGAACCCCCTGATGGGATTCTAATGGGGGTAAACTTATTTATCGTTCCATCAGAAAAAATTTCTGTTTTTTCAATAATATAACCTACAATTTTAAAAGTTGCATCATCATCAAGAGAAGACTTAACTGAATTTTGGTAAGTCGTGTGATAAGGTATTGAAGCTTGATATTCTTCATTAGTAAGCTTATAACTCAAATCTGTTCGAGGAACACTTTTAGAATAATCTATAAGGCTTTGAAAAAATTTTTGATTAGCATGTGTCGAAGTTAATGATTCTAATAATACCGGATATAAAAAGCTATTATTTATTTGAGAATAGAATTTAGTAGATTTTAATTTGTCCAAATAAGAATCGACTGTTTTGTTTTTTAATTCTATTCCGCTTTTTTGATAATCAATTGCAGACATCGAAGCCTGTAATTGAAGATTAGATTCTTTAAAAGTGTTAGTAACAGATTTTACAGATTTTGGAAAATTATTTCTATGATTTTTTACTTTTGTTGTTACTCCATTAGCAACTATATTTTGATCATCATCTTCAGTTTTTGTAAAATCTTCACTTTCGGTGAAAGTAGAACCGATTGCACTAACTAGCGTTCCATTATTTGATTGTATTGCGGAAAAATAACTTCCAACAAACTCTGTTTCTCTTACTATTTTACCAATATCTGCTTTAGAAAACTCAGGAACTCCAAAATATTTTTTTTCTTCACTTCCAAAGCTTCTCTCTGTCGTTGTTTTTAAAACATCCGTCTTTTTCCAAGAAAGTTTTACATAACGTGGAAGTCTTTTTAAACTAGATATTTTTGTTATATCTTGTTCTAGAACGTCTCCAAATATATTAATGACGTCTTTTGGAAAAGGCGTTTTAATGTTTTTTAAATCTCCTGAATAATCTTGAACTGATTCATCAGGAAGATAATAATTGTAGACAAACTGTGCTTGAAAGTTTTCGACTTCAGGAACATCAACCGAATATACCAGTTTGGATGGTATTGAAAAAACAGACTTAATAAACTCTTCTTTTATAATAGATGGCATTTTACCTTAAATTATTGGATAAGTTTGTATGTTAACGAAAAATGAATTAAAAGATACGTCTTTGTTTTCATCATAAGATTCAACATCATAATAAGAATCACCAACTTGCGTTATGATATTTTTATTAATCTTACTTTGAATGACAGAATTTGATGTTTTATTGGTGTCTACTTTAAATGAATCTGGATCAAAAATTATGTTGAATACTCTATCAAAAACTTTTGGACTTATGATTTTTTTCAATGTTGCGCTCTTAGGCAACAATAAATTAGAATTTCTTGCTGGATTTGATGTTTTACTCTTCGGCTCAGAGCCTATTAAATCTTTATAAAGAGCTTCTAACTCTTTATCTTGGTCAATAAAAACAAATGAATTTTCATCCATTTTTAATCCAGACATAACGTTTAAATAATTTTCTAAAATAAAACTTGTTATATGATTTTTTAAAATTGAATTAGATAATCTTACATGTTCTCCAATTGCTGTCAAATCTGCAGGAAGAATACTAGAATATTCTGTTAATGGAAAAGATTCTCGCGAATCTAATTGAGGTTTAACTTCTAAAAATAGATTAGAATTAATGTCTTTAGCGTTAAAGATATTGTAGTTTCTAGTTGCAAAAACTTTAAATAAATAATTTTCAAAATCGTTTATGTTATTGGTCAATAAATTTAAATTTGAGATTTTTGAATAATCCTGTACGGTAAAACGAGATGTTTCAAATAAAAATTCTTGAGGAAGATAAACTATGTCATCATGTAGCAGATTAATTTTGTATAGTAATATCTTAAAAAGATCATTAGATTTTGCAGCATTTTGATTTGAAGATTCTTTAATCAACTGTTTTGATAAATCTTTCAACAACCCTTGCGGGATACCAACTGTCATTATTTTCTTATTATGGCCTTTTCTTAATCGATAATCTTCATCTTTGAAAAATTCTCTAAGAACAGGAACCATTTTTGGAGAATATGATAATCCATTTAAATATTTTTCAAAAATTTGATCTGTTCTAGATTTATCTTCTTCTTGCGCCCTAAAAGATTTATAAGAATCATGAAAATCTCGAAATGAATTGAAAATTAAAGAAAGTTGTTGTTCATTAAACATCAATTCAAATCTTTTTGGATCATTATTTAAATAACTTAAAAAGAAATCAATTGTATCTTTAGAAAAAGATGAAAAGTCTTTTTGAGCTTGTCCGTAAAATTGAACGGACCTAGAAAGAATATTCAACATTGATAGTGCTATTGAAACCAAAGAATTTGTTTCTTGCATCACACTATTGATAAATTTTTGTTTATTTATAAGATTGTCTTCTTTTCTTCCGTTTAAATAAAATTTTGTGAATATTATAATTGCGCTTCTAATTTCATTATCAGGACTAAATGCATTGTCTGCGTCGTAGTTGTTTTCTTCATGTTCGTAATCGTCTATGTATAATCTTATGTCTTTTATTGGAGATATGTGTCCTAACAACGTGCAAAGAAAATTAAAGAATATTAAAGAAAAATCTTCGCTCAAATCAGAAGAAACTATTGGTTTCATTATTTCGATGATCGTTTCCATAAGAGGAGAATCTTTTAAGAAACGTTTGATATATTGTATACATTCAATAGGTTGACCCAACTTTGGATCTTCATGGGCAGGTTGCGTTTGTATAGATAACAAAGTCCAATTGATAAATTCATCAGAAGCAGCATCATGGATAGGTACAGGATTACCTGACGTAGTTTGCCCGTTGGTTTCGCCAGATATATCGCCGCTAATTTGTTTTGCTTTTATTACGCTTTCAAATTCACCTCCACCTTTTTTATATTCAAAATGATAATAATCGGCGGCGCTTGAGAAAGCATAGTCATCATTGGTTCTTAATCCTAATCCAACGACATCTGAAACGTTTGTAAGAACTCTATATATTGCGTACGCTACGGTGTCTTGAACTTCAACATTTCCTGTACTTGCTCTTCTTTTTACATACGAATATAGAGCATCTTTTAAGATTGATATATTTTCAACATTAGATCGGTCCCCTAAGTCAAGATCATATGTCGAATTATTGTCTGACAATTGTTTTAAACCAAGATCTATGGATGCCATTCTAGACTTTGATGTATCATTTCCACTAGCTAAAACAAAAAATGTCAAAAGCCGAAGATCATCATCTTCAGTATAACCTCTTGCTGATCTATTTCCTTTTTTATTTTCGACTAAAGAAAATGTTCCTTTTGAATCAATAAACTTAGAACAAGCGTTTTCGATAAATTTAACTGGGTCAGTTGAAAATGTCAACAACTTATTAAGTTTAGAATCTTGAACAGGTAACACACCAGAATTTGATAAAAAGTTAAAAAATAAACCATCTGCACCATTTGCAAATAAGACGTAATCGCTCAATTTTGAATTATCAAATTCTCTTTGTTGAATTATCTTAGAAAAAAAATCTTCTGATCCAAAACCAGAAAAAAGATATTCACTAGAAATTTTAGCATCATGACCATTAGGAATTAAATTTTTCTCCAACATCCAAACAACTTTATCTCTTGCTTTAAAATCTCCAAAGTATGCTATATCAAAAAGGCTTTTTGGAGAAAAAAAGTTTTGTCCAGAAAAAGGTTGTCCTCCTGGTCTGATACCATTGTATACAACATAGTTAGTTAAATTGTTTGAAATCAGCAAGGATGCAATTTGAGAATTACGCGGATCAATAGAAATGTCGGCGTCTTCATTTATAGATCTTAAACATGCTCTTTGTCTTATTTCTTTTAACGCAACGTATAAAAGAGTAGAACTACCATTTACGTTATCATTAAAAAGATCAATAAACTTTTGTAAATTAGAAAACCTAATATAAAATTTCTCACTTATGTTACTTTCTGTTAAAGTTGGATCACCGGCATCTAAAAGTTTTTTTGGTGTTATTCTTCCTTGAGATTTTATATCTGGTATGATATTGTAAAAATCTGTAATCAGCGGATTCAACGGATCCATTCTTTCTTTCATGTTTCTTCTAGAATGAGAAAATAACATGTATTTCATTTCCATTAACGCAACTATCCATGATCTCGTCGGAGGAGATCCAAAAAAATCTTCTTTTTGATCAGCTGGTTTATTTGGATATGATAATCCGAAGTTTAAGCTTTTATTTAAAGTTAGATTTTTTTGTAATTGTGAAACATAGAAATTTAAAGATTCATTATTTGTAAATGTTTGATTATTTGCAAACCTGAAAGATAAAAACTCTTGTGGAGAAAACTCTTTATAAACTTCAAATCCACCTTGAAAAAACGAAAACTTTTTAATGAAATCAAAAAGCTCTGAAATTTTAGAATCCATTAAAGCTAATTCTTCTTGCAACTTTTTGTCTTGCTCAACAACAATTGCTTGCTGCTCAGGAGATAAATTCAAAAAAGTGCGTGCATCAACATCTGCTTTTCTAAAAGTTTCTATTAAAGCTTCAAATAATTCGCCTTGTTCTGTAAGGTTTCCATCATTATCATATAATGGATTAAATTGAGTTAAAGCGATTATTTCTGGTCTAAACCTAGACTGATAGGTCGTTGAAACCGAAGTTACATCATTAAGTATGTCAACTGGCGGTTTAAAAAGCTCTGGTGGGGGTTGGGCTCCGGGAACTGATTGAGACGTAGATTCTTGATATTTTTTTTCTTTTTGCTTATCGGTTTGTTTCGGAACATTATTCGGAGGATTAAATTCTATAACTTCTTCTTTCGGCAAAAATTCTTGAAAAACTTTATTAATATCTCCTGTTTGAATTCCTTGAGTTATTCCTTGCAACGCAGAAGATAAAGCTCTTGGATCTATAGTTTTCTTTTCGACTGTTCTTGCCTTGGGAACTGCCTGAAATATAGGATTTCCAAATTTTGCTGAAGAACCTTTTTTTATTTTTACAGATCTAGGCATATTATTCCACTTCTGCGTTATTAACTAAAATGTAGTTAGACATTATTGAATTTCCAGAAGAAAAATCTTGATGTATTGGAACAAGAATAAATCTAATATTTCCTACGTCATTCAAAGTTAAATTATAAGAAAAATCAAATTTCTCTATTAATGAATGAGTTTTTCCTATCAACGTTCTTACTCCATTTTCTTCTTTAAAAACCAAAATATGATCAAAATTATTAGTTTTGCCTTCAATATTCCAACTTAAAACTACTGTTTTTAAATCAGTTCTATTAGCAATAAAATTTTTTATTGAAGCAGCATTATTCGGTCCGAACCTTACGTCAACGTATAAAGAATCTCCTAACATTCCATATAACATATCTGGTGTAGTATCTTTTTCAACTTTAGACTTTGATAAAATATTTCCTCTGACTAATGAAGAAGGATGTCGGTTTTTTCTAAAGTTTGAAACATACTTTTTTCTTGTTTCTGGATCAATTAATTCTTTTGCTGTTTCAGTAATAGTTGACGGATCTCTTACCAACGGATATATCACATATCTAACATTTGCTCCATAAACAAGCTTTGGAATATTTTTTATAGAAGACTGTGCGCTATCGGAAAATGACGCATTGTTATTTATGATGCCCATGTCTTCGCAACTTCCATCCAATAAACTATACCTAAAAATTTGAAATGCTACGAACTTATCGTATTCTGTTTCTCTAGAAGAATAGTACGTAGTATCATATCTTCCAGAGACTTGTGTTAATAAATTTCTAATTTGACCAATTTGGTCGTCTTGCAAATTTGCCGTTAAATCAAAAGTTATATCTTCAACTGAAAGTAAATTTTGTACGCTAGCTGAATACAACCTTCCAGAATAAGGAATGTATTGTATCGTATTTGAATTTTTAGAAAGAACTTCAACTCCATTTTCGTAAATTAACTTTGAAGTTACTTCATAAACGTTATAAGGAATTAAGTTTTTTACTTCACATGTATTTTCTTTTGTTGATTCATTAACGTTTAAAATCCTGATTATAGTATAATCGCGTTCTTTTTTTGTTAGGTTTCTATATAAGACCTTACATGCAACTATGCCAAAATTATAAGAATTATTTAGAACGAAAATATTAATAGAATTAGGTGCTAAATGAGGGATCGTAATCACGTCATTATAATAATTTTTCCTTGGATTTCTTATTACGACATCAGTAAAATCGTTGGATAAACTTTTTGTCGTAATGTCAGAAGCAATGATTCTATAAACTGCATCTTGATCTCTATCAACTAATTTCAAAACAGAGATTTGATTTTTTGAATCAAATGTAACAGAAGAAAGCTTTTGATAAGAAGTTTTATTAAAATCTTTTAATTCTTTTACAAATATTTCTGCATTGCAAGCAGACTCATTGTGATTTTTTATCTGTAAAGTAACGTTATTATCTGCTTTAGAAACTCCTGCAGATAAAGGCTTTAAATTACTAAACAAAAATTTGTTATAATATTTTTCAATATCAAGGTATTTTTCTACTGTTTCTACAATGATTTTTTGTGTTTTTCCGTCAACGTTAATAAGATTTTTTACTAAGCTAAATTCTACAATTAGTTGCGGCCGAAACATATGTGACTGTTTAAGAACAACGTCAAGGTTAACGTTAATTAAATCTTCGACAGTTTGATCTACAACTACTTCATATTCATTATTATTTTTTTGAGTTGTAGCATTTTGCAATCCTTCAAAATGATGAAAATTAGATAAAGAATCTAATAAATTATTCCTTAAAATGTTTTTTGATAAAAAGTAACTACATCCAGTAAGAGACTGATAAGGTGTGAAAGTTTTTCCTACGGTAGAAGTGATAGAAGAAGGATGAATAGAAGAATTTAATAATTTAAATCTGTTTTTTCTTTCAACTAAGTTTCTTGCTGATAAATTTTGCAATCCTAATGCAACATCTAAATTTGCAGCTGAACTATTTGTAGAAACTCTGCCGTTGAAATTAGAAGATTTTTTTGGATCATCCAGAAAATTAATATCCCCTACATCTTGCTTTTTCTTTAAAAGAATTTTTGTTTTTTTAAATTGTGATTCTTCTACTACGTTTAGTTTTAATGCAGTTAAATAAGAATTATCTATTTTTGATGTGATATCAGCTGTCTTTTCTACTAAGACAGAAGATTCTTCTGTAGAATTTTGTTTTCTTATTTTTAAAGAATTTGTTAAAATATTATTAACTAGATTTTCAGCATCAATATTTTGAGCATTATTAGGAACTATAACTGGAATTTGTTTATTCATTGTTCTAACTGTAACAGTTACTGAAAAAGTGCCTTCATTTATTGCACTAGATTGAGAAACTTTAAAATAAAACTTAAAGTGAAGATCTCTATCAATTCCTGTAACTTGATTCGGTAGAGGATTGATTCTTTCAAGAGATGCAAAATTATCATCTATGAATAGAATTCCTCGTTTTCGATCTTCTCCTTTAATGTACATCAATTCCTCGCTACTCAAAAATCAAAGTAAATAAATTAATAAAGCACTGTGATCCATCAGAATCTTCTTTTATTTTACCAACAAAAAACATGTGTCTTGATTTTCCATTATTAAAATAAATTCCATAATCAATAACTTCCAGTTTTTGCATTTCAACTTCAGAAATTTCAAAAAATTGTGAAACTAAATTATTTTTTAAAGAAGTTGGATCAAAAGTTATTGTTTTTTTGAATCCATTTTTTTCAATAACTTCTAAGTTTTTTTCAATAACCTTATAATCATATGAAACTGCGCTTTTAAGTCTTTGGTAATTTCCAATTTTATTGTTTTCTAAAAAGTTGAGATTAGTTTTATCTACACTTTTATCATAAACTTTATTGATTGGAGGCAAATACTTAAAATTTATAACATTTTCTAACCATGGGGAATTAAACAAGCTTGGAAATTCTTCTAAGCTTCTTTCTTCAACAAAGTTTTGATCAAAATTGTTTTTTAAAACTTCTTTTCCATTATCAATTCCATAATTGATAACAAAATCTACGTTAGAAGGCCCTAATTCGAACCCTTCATTTTCAAAAACATAATCTTTTGTGCCTATAATTTGAAGATTATTAAAATTATTAATTGATGAAGCAATCAATTCATTTGCTGTCGAAGTAAATGCTGATCCTTCTAGAAATGTTAAATTTGCAGAAGAAGAAACGAAAATTTTTCCTGAATTAGAAACATTAATGTTATTCGAATTCTTGAAAGGTTTTAATCTGCCAGAATCGTCTGCTTCAAACGTTATTTGATCTTGCGGTAAATGACATTGTTCAAAATAAATTCTATTGGTAGGATCTGCAGAACCGCTTACAACATCTGAGTCATAAAAGGTAGAATTATCGGTAAAACTTACATATTCTATTTTAAGTTTGCCATCAGCCATTTGGCGACGACCCTCTAATGTGAGGATCGTATCCATTATTCTTGTTCTATTGTCTAAAATTCCGCTCATGGCAATATCAAATATTTATTTGAATGATAAAAATGCCTTACAAAATCTTTGAAGCCAAAGTTGCTAGAGGACTTCTTTCACCTTTTAATAAAGTTACGTGAGCTGCTATTGAATATTCTTTAAATTTTTCAATTGCATAAGTTAAACCGTTGGTATACGCATCGACTTCAACATTGTCAATTTGTTCAATATCTCCAGTTAAAACAATTTTTGTTCCTTCTCCTACTCTTGTAACAATTGTCTTTAATTCATGCATGGATAAATTTTGTGCTTCATCAATGATTATAAAAGCATTTGGAATTGATCTACCACGAATAAAAGAAATTGCTTCAATCTCAATCAATCCTCTCTGCTGCATCAATTCCATATAAGGATCAGATGACATTAGATTATCTTTTGATTTTCTGCCTGATTTCTTACCATTAATACCTAAAAGAAAATCCAGATTGTCTTTAACAGGTGCTATCCATGGTTCCATCTTCTCTTCTAAAGTACCTGGAAGGTAACCGATATCTTTTCCAACTGGCTGAACCGGACGTGAAACTATCAGTTTTTGATATTTTTGTTGAGACCCTACTGAAGACAATTGCTCTAATCCTGCTGCAATCGCTAAAAGAGTCTTTCCACAACCAGCTTTTCCAATCATTGATAGCAACTTTATGTTTTCATCCATCAACAAATCAAGAGAAAATAGTTGTTCTTTATTTCTTGGTCGCAACCCAAAAACACTTTCAATTTTAGAAAGAGATCTTAGCGTTCCATCTTCATAAGATCTAGACATTGCTGATTTAACTGTGTTTCCTCGATCATCAACGGTTTTTAAAATCACTATTTGATTCGAATAAACTTGTTCTTTCGTCGCTAATTCTTTCTCTATTTTTCCATCTCTATAGAATGAATCAACTATATCTTCATTAACATGAACAAGTTTGACCCCTCTGTATAATTCATCGATATCAGAAGAAATTCTCATATTCAAATAGTCTTGGCACTTCAGACCAAGAGCATCACATTTAACTCTTATGTTTATGTCTTTTGAAACGAGTACTAGATTCTTATCTTTTTGAGCCAACATGAATCCTATGATCATGTTATCTAAACTAGAACTCTTTGACATTTCCTTAGGAAGCAATGACAATGGATCAACTTCAGAAGAAACGATTTTAATTGTTCCTCCACCTCTAGTTTTTACTCCATCATGAAAGCTTGATTCATTTCTCATTGAATCGAGCATTCTACTAACTTGTCTAGCATTTCTACCTACGTCATCATTTCTTGTTTTATGTTTATCAAGCTCTTCTAAAACAAGAATAGGAATTAATAAGTCATTATCCTCAAAGTTATGGATGCTATCAGGATCGCTCAGTAAAACATTTGTGTCTAAAACGTATGTCTTTGTCATGTTATTCTATATGAACAATGTAAATTTATCACTTAGATTATAAACTAATTGATAAGATCTAAAAATGAAATTACCAGTAATCAACAACATAAAATGTTTTGAAGCACATGCTAAACACAAAGTAAGCTGCCAAAAGAAAAGCTGTCGACATCACATTAATAATATCGACAGCTTCAATTGCGTTATTATTGCTTCTCAAAATGGTCCTTACACGCTTCAAAAAATCGGAAAAATCTATGGGTTAACTAGAATGAGAATTTGTCAAATCGAAAAAACAATCATTCAAAAGATAAAAAATTCAATCTTAATTTGATTTTTACTTTTTCTTTTGCTTCTTTTTCGAAGACTCTGAAGATTTTGTAGCTACAGTCGTAAATTGAGAATTTACAACATCATCTACAAGTTCTTTAGAACTAATTTTTTGATCTTCACTTTCTGTTTTTATGAAGTCGTTTGTTTCTTCATTTGATGCTACAAGAAAAACGTCATCTTCTTTATTAGAAGTTTGATCAACCTTGATGACTAATTCATCATCATTTTTTGATTTTTTTTCTTCATGAAGTTTTTGTTCTAAGTCTTTTGTGCTGGATTTAGTTTCTTTCTTTTTAGTTTGAACAACTTGATTAGAAGACACAACAAACTTTCCTGTTTTGTTAGTTTGCGTGTAAGCTTGGCTTGGATCTAGTTTTTGTTCGCTAATATCAGCTAAAATTGCTCTTCTTGGTGCTGGCATTTATACCTCTCTTACATAGTACATAGATTAAATAAAAATGGGATACACATGTTAATATATGTATCCCATTAAAAACAACAACCAATTTTGATGTTAATCAGTCTTTCTTCTTTGTCTTATCTAATGTAAGAGTAAGCTTTACGAGCTCTCCAGCTTGTGCCTTAAGGTCGCGTAGTCCTTTACGAACTCTAACGCCGGCAGCAGCTGTTCCCTTAGCATTCTTTGCAACATCATGTTCAAGAGACTCAACAAGAGACTTAAGATCTGACCACTTTGCTAAAACTTCATTTTCTGACATATTGGATTTATCCTCCTTGCGAAAATATAGGCATCACGAATCAGGAGTAAAATTATGAGACTAAAAAATCTTTTGGAAACATAGATTTATTCATTTTGTAAAAACGTTCCCAATCTGAATCTAGTATGTAAGATATTGCAAAATCATTTTCATTTCTTATGGAACGACCCAAAGATTGAATAACAGATTTTGCAGTCATATAAGGGTACCAAAATTGATTTTTTTCCATTCTTTTCTGGACCACAAGATCTCCAAGATAAGGAAAGGGAATCTTGCAAATAATTTGAAATCTACTATGATCATCTCGTAAATCTACACCTTCCATCATTGAAGGACTCAATAACACTGTAGGATCATTTGATTCAACATGAAATTTTAACATTTGATCTCTATTAGTAGAATCGTGCATCAATAATCGTGGATCATTTAGTTGATCATTAATAAATTTTGCAACCTTATAATTTGCGCAATGGATTATTCCTTTTTCTTTTGAATGCTTTTCCAAAAGCATTTTGACTGTTTCAGCCATCGCGGGTAATGTTTTATCAATGTTGTTCTTTGACATTGATCCTACCGGAACGAAATGTATCGGTCTATTTTCAATCGGAAAAGGTGAAGATATGTTTAAAAATGCAATGTCTTCTTTTTTAATTCCTAATGATTCACAAAAAATATCTTTATTGACTATAGTTGCAGACATCATAAGGACTCTTCCACCATGTTTAAAAAATACGTCATTACTATATGGTGAAATATCAATTGGTTTAAATTCAAATTTTTTACCGGCCTTCTTGTTGTCAGGAGAAGGGTATGCAACATTCATAATCCAATTACTTGGCTTATAAACTTCGATGAATCTTTCAATTTTGCAAACATGTTTATCTAACATTTCATACTGTTTTGAAAACGTACCGTATCCTTCAATATCTCCACTAAGTTTTGATAAATTTTTTTCTAATTCTTTAACATACTTTGCAACCGCGCGTTTGTAAGTCTTACTAATCCAATCATAAACAGAAGATTGGTCTAAATTTTTAGGAAGCTTGCATTTTAAAATATCTTTAGCAAATTTTTCAGAAAATGTCACTTCAATAAATTTGCCTAATTCTGTTTCAGTGTTGTGCGCTTCATCAACGACTAAAAGAGCTCTTGGTTCTAATTTCCCAGCATACATTGTCTCTGCCAAAAAATATGAAAAATTTGTAACTGAAATTGGAGAATCAATAAATTCTTGCTTTTCAAGACCATAAGGACATTGATTCTTGCATTGCTTTTGAAATTCAGTTCCGCTAAGTTGTTTGGCAAGACTACTTAAAATTCTTCTGGACTCCGCACAAGATTGATCGGGATAAAAACTACATTGATAATTTGAACTTGACTTAATAGATCTAACTAGACAAGTTTTGTTTGGACCACCACCAAAATCTCGAAGATATTGTTCTTGTAATATCTTTTGCGTAGTAATGACATATGTTCCTGTAAGAACATCTCCTTCATTGTCTTTTAGCTTTGACCCATGAGATTCCATGTATCTAGCTATTGTAATTCCGATAGCTGACTTTCCGACTCCCGTTCCAAGCTCAAGAACAACATGTCTTTTTCCAGATTCATAGGCATCAATAGCAAATTCAATTGCTTCAGCTTGCTCTTTCCTTATTTTTTCAAATGGAAAGTACTTTTTATAATCATGAAAAGGCATGCATACAAATTATACCTTAACTTGTAAACATTACATGATCATTTTCCAATGATTTTGTCTACGATTCCTAATTTGATAGCATCTTCTGGGGTTAGATAATAATCGTGTCCTGATTTCATAATAGATTCAATTTGTTCAACCGTCATCTTTGACTCATTTTGAAGTGCAGTTGTCATCAAATGATGTAATCTTTTATGCTCATTGGTTTCGTTGACTGATTCAAAAACGTTTCCGTAAAACCCGCCTGAAATTGGATGCATCATCAATCTAGCTGATGACCCAATCATTCTTTTACCTTTAACGCCTGAAGCCAACAAGAGAACCCCTGCTGACATGACTTTTCCAAGAGCAATTGTATGAACTGGACATGGTAAGAATTTTATCGTGTCATAAAGAGAAAACATTTCATCAACAGATCCGCCATAGGTAGAAACGACAAGATGAATTGGTTTATGATTTTGATTTGCAAGATAAAGCAATTGAACTATCGTTGCTGCGATTGATTGCTCGCTAACTCCTCCGTACAAAACGACAATTCTGGAATCTTCGCTAGGAGACATTAATATCGTGGCGTCATGATCATCAGAGTTTGATTTTCTACTTGGAGCTAGTCTAGAGTTTTGAGGTTCAACTGATCGTCCCATTATCTTCTCTCTTTGAAATAAAAATTTGATCTCCAGCTATTTCTTTAATTAAATCAGCCAAAGCTTGTACGTATTCAATGTTTTCTAACTCTAAAGAAAGTAAATAAATAAGAAACATATGTTGTCTTTGTGACAATCCTACATTTAAAATTTCTTTTACTATTCTTCTACAATCTTCATTCTCTTTTGCTAACTTTTCTGAAATTAATTGTCCGTAATGCATTTATCCACCGATTAATTCTTTTCTTGAATGAGAATCAACTTTATAAAGTGTTTCTCCTAAAATCCTAACATACTTGATGTTTTTTACGTCTTCTTCAAGATCGCTGGTTAAGATAATGATATCTCCCCATTTCTTGTTTTCTACGATGTGTTGTGCATGCTCCCATGTAGGAAGATCACATTGATGTCTTTCTAATATTGAAACCAAAGATGCATGTAATCCGGATTTAATGTCATCAATTGATAAAATTGATCCCATTGATTCTTTTCCAGGCATTATTTCAGAAGTGCAAATGTCTGTAACTTTATGTACTAATCCGCAATTATTACATTGAGCAAATTTTTGCTTCACAACATCATCAATAATTTCAGAAAAAACAGTGAATCGATGTTGTTTCTTTTCTGGATCTGAAGAGTTTTTAAATTGAGGTAAAACACACCTACACTTTATCAGATGTTTTTGACCATAGCTAACCATAAAGATTTAAAAAAATTTACTTTCTTTTTTTTAAAGACTCTTGTTGAGATAGCTGCTTACTAGCTTGTAAAAACTTTTCTGAAAAAGCTTTATAACTTTTGTTATATCCTTCAGACATCGAAGAATCGATTAATGAAAATAATTTTGGTAAAACTTCTTGATCAACCTTTAGCTGTTCATTTTTTACAGCATTAAGAAGGTTCTTTTTTGCTGTGTCCTTTAAGACTTCAACTAATTCCCAAGACGTTTTATCAAGATTTATATTCGACATGTTTATATGTTATGCATAATGTAGAAAAAGTAAATAAAGAAATATTAGAAAAATTTAATCTACATACGCATAAATTTGTTTCACTAAAGAATGAAATTTATCTGACATCTCTTTCGAAGATTTATAACTTCCATAAAGATAAATTTTTTCTTCTTTAAAAAAGATGCCATAATCCAACATGGATTTAATAGCTCTTAAAACGTAATCTATCATTTGTGAAGTTGTTATATAACTCGAATTATCTGGGAGTCTGATTATTACACAATTTCCAGAAAGAGATTTAATCCTTAAAGATAATAAATCTTCAACATCATTTACTTCGCTAGATTGTCTTTTTTCTATTAGCGACCTGATGTGTAAATTAACTGAATGTCTAGTTTTTGGATTTCTTACAGTTAAATTATTTCCAGAAATAGTAATATCGTTTACTTCGACTGAATCTTCAATTGACGTTGAACTTATTAAGTCTCCTAAATTGCAAGAAACAGGAGGCTTTCCCAAAATTGTTGATATGTCAGTTATCGTATTTATTCCATTCAAATCAAAAGCAATTTTAACTGGATAGACAAACATCGAACCTCTATCACGATTAACTTTTATCGTATTTAATACATCTTCATGCATGCCTCTAGAGATTAAAACTAAAGGATGTTTTAATTGAACTGCTCCTTCAAAAAGTAGATTAACCTCTGAAACAGATTCGATATATCCGTCTATGCAAACAACTCTAGGTTTTTTTAATTTTATTGGTTGTAATCCTATAGGATCATGTTTAAATGAATAACCATCAACTAACTCTATAGATGTAGAAGAATTTAAGCTTTTTTCTATAGAAATTTTTCCGCCAAATCCAGCCAATTGAATTGCTTCAAAACACAAATTGGAAATAGTCTCATCATCACAAAATGAATTAATTGTGCATCTTAAATTCTCTAGTGTAGGATAAAAAACTGACTCTATTAAGAAATCGTTTTTTTTATTTAAAAATAAATCATTGCAGTATTTTATCGTTTTTTTAAATCCACCAGGAGAAATTTTTTCAGCTCTAAAAGCATGTTCAATTAAAAGTTTTTGAATAGACGTTTCTATTCCTTCATCAAACTTATGATTGATGCAAGTTTGAATATCTGTTTTAGACAAGATTCTGTCTTTTTCAAAGTTTATAACATGATTCTTTGAGTTTTCTATAATCTCTAAAGATTTATTTAGAACAAAAAGTATTCTTGAAGACACGTCCTCATTGAAAAAAACAGACATAATTTCTTTATTATGCGTTTTTTTCTAAATGTTTAAATGATTAAACAATTTTTATGTGTCCTGTCACATACTCATAAATCAATTTTCCGAGCATGCTCAATAATCCGCCACCTAAAGAAACGGTTATCCATTTTGCTGCAGCATTATATCTTGATATACTTCTTTGAATATCTTTTAAAGCAGCTTGGTGTTCTGACAACAGTTTGTCTTTTTCAGAATCTTTAATTTCTTCTTTTTCAGATTGCTTTTCTTCAGAGTTTTTCCAAATTTTTATTTCTTGAACATCTTTTTCAAGATCATCTAAGACTTCGCTAGGAGCACAGTCGTTTTCTACTTTCTTTAGCCTGGCATAAAGTCCTGTGTCAGGTTCGTATAAAACTCCATGAATTTGATCAACTTTTTCTACTAGCTGCCCTTGAGATTTTTCTATGTTTTCAACTTTATACATTAAAGTTGTAAATCCGCCATTCATAGCGGGAGCAGACAAGATCTTGTCTTGCATTTCTAAAATGCTTTGATAGTTATTTTCAATCTTTTCTATTGCTTTTGCAGATAAAGGTTGTAAGTCGTCTTGAAATGAGTCTTTTCTAGGACGACCAGCTAATTTCTTAAGTGATGTATTTTTTTCAAAATTTTGTTTCTTAGGCATATACATCCTCACTTATTTAGCTATTATAAATAATCTATAAAGACAATAGATCTATTAATAATCTAGATCTAATTCTTATTAATATTTCTTATAAATTAGATCTTTATTAAATATTCTTTAACAAAAGTTTTTGAGGAAATTTTGAGCATATTTAACGAAAATATTTTTAACGTCCAAAAGCCGAAAATAACATTACCAGAACATTCTAAAGTAATTTTCGTAGCAGATTTATTTGCTGAACACTATACTGGAGGAGCTGAATTAACTACAGAAGCTTTAATTGAAGAATGTCCTCTTCCTTATGCAAAAATTCTTTCAAGAGATATTGATTTAGATGTCTTAAGACAAGGAGTCGACAAATTTTGGATCTTTGGTAATTTTTCACAACTTAATCCAGAAATGATTCCTACCATCATAGGAAATTTAAAGTACAGTATCCTTGAATATGACTACAAATACTGTCGATATAGATCCCCAGAAAAGCATGAGTCTAATACAGGCAAGCCGTGTGATTGCCAAGAACAAATCAACGGAAAATTAATATCGGCTTTTTATTATGGGTCAAGGGGATTGTGGTGGATGTCAAAGGCACAAAAAGATTGGTACCTCAGGATGTTCCCATTTTTATCTGAAAAAGATAATGTTGTTTTATCCAGCGTTTTTTCGAAAAAAACTTTAGGAACAATCAAGTTACTTAGAGAGCATGTTCGAACATCAAAGACTGAAAGAAAAAATTGGATAGTTTTAGGATCAGACTCTTGGGTAAAAGGCGCTGATTTAGCAAAAAAGTGGTGTGAAGAAGCTTCTAAAAATCATGAAGTTGTGTGGAATGTTCCTTATGAAACAATGTTAGATAAGCTTTCTAATGCCGAAGGGTTCGTTTATCTACCAAAAGGAAAAGATACATGCCCAAGAATGGTCATCGAAGCAAAACTTCTTGGTTGCAAGCTACATTTAAATGATAACGTTCAACATTCAAAAGAAGAATGGTTCATGACAGACGATATTTCTTCGATAGAAGAATATCTTTTTACTGCTCCAAACGTATTTTGGAATGGAATAAAAAAGATGATGGACTACCGTCCATCAGTCAGCGGATATGTTACTGTGTTTAATTGTATTAAGCAACAATATCCGTTCGAACAATGCATACAATCAATGTTTCCATTTTGCGAAGAAGTTTGTGTTGTCGACGGAGGATCTACTGATGGAACTTGGGAAAAGCTAAAATCATTAGCTGAAAAAGAATCAAAACTTAAAATCAAACAAGTTCATAGAGATTGGTCACATCCTAGATTTGCTGTTTTTGATGGAATGCAAAAAGCACAAGCCCGTTCGATGTGTAAATCAACATTTTGTTGGCAAATGGATTCTGATGAAATTGTTCATGAAGATGATGCTCAAAAGATTATCGATTTATGTTCAAAATTTCCGCAAGGCGTTGATATAATCTCTCTTCCTGTCATCGAGTATTGGGGCAGTGATGAAAAAGTTCGAGCAGATATTATGCCATGGAAGTGGAGATTAAGCAGGAATAAACAAAACATTACTCATGGAATTCCAAAAGATCTTCGCAAGTATGATGAATCAGGAAATCTTTATGCAATTGCCGGGGACGGTTGCGATATGATAGATTCAAATACTGGTGAAAGAATTAATCATGTTAGTTTTTATTCTCAAGAAGCTGATCAAGCAAGAAATGCGGCAATGTTAGGAAATGAAAAAGCTATAGTAGAATACAACGCATGGTTTAATAACGTAGTCAATAGTTTACCTTGCGTTTTTCATTATAGCTGGTATAATCTAGAAAGAAAAATCAAACTATATAGAGACTATTGGACAAAGCATTGGGAGTCTTTATCAGGAAAAACTTATGAAGACACAGCAGAATCAAATATGATGTTTGATGTTCCATGGTCTAAAGTCACAGACCAAATGATATCAGAAAAAGCGTCACAATTAAAAGAAAAATTAGGCGGGTGGATTTGGCATAGAAAATGGGACGGAAAAACTTTAACTCCTCATTTGAAAATTAATAGAACTCAACCTAAAATCATGTTGGGAGAAAAATCATGAAAGGCATAATACTTGCCGGTGGGGTTGGTAGTAGACTTTACCCTTTAACAAAAGCCACCAACAAATGCTTACTTCCAGTGGCCGGCGTTCCTATGGTTTACAGAATGATTGATTTATTTACTTCTTCTGGGATCCAAGACATTATGCTTATTACTGGAACTGATCATGCAGGACAAGTCATATCTTCATTAGGTTCAGGGGAACATTTAAATTGCTCTATGACTTATAGAGTTCAAGATAAAGCAAATGGAATAGCTGCTGCGCTTAATCTTTGTAAAGTGTTTTGTGGAGATGAAAAATTTTCTGTGCTACTTGGAGATAATATCTTTAGCGATCATGATCTTATTTCAAAAGAAATAAAAGAGTTTAAAACCTCTAATGATTCATTTAAACTATTTGCAAAATCTGTTCCAGATCCTCATAGATTTGGAGTTCCTGAATATGACAAAAAAGGCAATGTTATAGACATCATTGAAAAACCAAAAAATCCTCCAAGCGATAAAGCTATCGTAGGATTATATTGTTACACTAGCGAAGCATTTGACGTAATTGATACGTTAAAACCTTCCACAAGAGGAGAATACGAAATTAGCGATGTTAGTTCTTGGTTTGTAAAAAACAGAAACGGAAAAGTTGTCGATATTGATTGTGGGTGGATTGATGCTGGAACTCAAGAATCTTATAGAAAAGCGAATGAAATGTTGTGGAACGAAAAACAAAAGATCTAATATCAGGAATAAGAAAACTATAAACTCATATGTCAAAAAATAATTTCGTATTTATTTCTCCCATGTACAACGCTTCTAAAACGTTGTCAAGAATGCTTCATTCTATCTGCGGTCAATCTCATGAAAACTGGAAGCTAATTTTAATTGATGACGTTTCTTCACCAAATCATTTAGAAGAATCAAAAAAAATTTGCAATGAATTTAAATCTATTTTGAATAGTGAGTATTCAAAAAAAATTATTAACGTTTGGAATACAGAGAAAAAATGGGAAGTTTCAAATGTTTTAACTGGAATTTCCATGTGCGATGATGATGACATCATTTGCAGAATTGATGCAGACGATTGGTTAACTGAATTGGACGCTTTGTCAATCATCGATGCAGTTTATCAACAAAGCAATTGTGATATTTTGTGGACTGCTCATCGATGGGGGTTTAGTGATAAAAACATAAGCGGTCCAATGTCACAAGATTCAGATCCTTACAAACACCCATGGGTTACAAGTCATTTAAAAACTTTTAGAAAAAAATTATTGAATGATGTTAAAGATGAAAATTATCGAGGCGAAGACGGCAACTATATAAGGAGAGCCGGCGATCAAGCAATTTATTTACCAGCTTTATATCACTCTAAAAAAAGAATTTTCTTACCAAGAGTAATGTATCATTATACAATAAATGATGTTCCAGAAACTTATCAAACTGACGATGCTATCTTTCAAAGAGATGAAGCTGTTTTTATGCGAAATAGAGGTTACATAAAATGATGCAACAAGGCGAAGCGCTTCACGATTCAATTTCTAAATTATTAGTAGAACGTTTATCAAGAAGAAAAGGTGAAAAATTAACTTCACAAGCTTGTTCTGAAATTTATCAGGACATATTCTTTTCTTTATCTGAAGTTGTTAAAGAATCTTCTATTCCTTTAAGCAATGAATCTGTAAATTTTATTGCACAAATGTATTATGATTCAGTTACAATCAACGGAGGACAAGAGCTTGATCCAAACATCTTTACTCAAAGAGCCAATCTTTCAAATATAAACACAAAAGAATTAGCTCTTATGGCTATGATGTTTAACAAAACTCCATTTGCTATTCCGTTTATACAAGAAGTAAAAAAGAGATCATGAAAGTACATTTAGATAATGTTAACATGAGCTCAACAACAGGGCCAAATTCTTTTGCAAAAAGATTGGCAATGGGATTAATAGAAGCTGGTCACGAAGTTGAATTATATGATGGCAGACAAGCAGATGTTTCAATAGTTTTTATCGAACCTTCTGGTAGACCTTTAGCAAAAAAAGTAGTTCAAAGATTAGATGGAATCTGGTTCAAACCAGAAGAATTTGAAACAAAAAACTCATCAATAAAAAATCTATATCAAAACTCAGATGCAGTAATATGGCAATCTGAATTTGATAAAGGGATGACCATAAAGTGGTGGGATGCCCCTAAAAATGGTTCTGTAATTCGAAATGGTATTAATGCACCCGAAATTAAAAAATTTCATATACCTGCACTGGAGCAAATTAGGCAACAGTATGAAATGTTGTTCGTCTGCTCTGCAAATTGGCACCCACAAAAAAGATTGATAGAAAACATTGAATTGTATAAACATTTAAGAAAATTCTATTCATCTGCAGCTTTGATAGTATTAGGATCGAACCCAATAAAAGTTGCAGATCCACATATTTTTTATGCAGGTTCTCAACCTCATGAAGTTTGTTTAGAAATATTTTCTGCTGCAAATTGGATGTTACATCTAGCATGGTTAGATCACTGTCCAAATACTGTTGTCGAAGCATTGTCTCAAAAAACTCCAGTTATATGTTCTGAACATGGTGGGACAAAAGAATTAGTTCAAGGATATGGAGTCATTCTTAAAGAAAACCGCGACTATAATTTTGAATTAGCGGATTATGATAATCCTCCAAAAATAGATGTGACTCAAATAACAGGGAAATTACCTAATAAAGAAACTTTGTCTAATTCGTTTGATGTTTCAATGAATAGAACATTAAGCGATTACATTTCTTTTCTAGAGAAAATTGTACATGAATAAAGTCTACGTTTTACCCCCATCAGAAGATTGGATTGTCGATAGATTTGTAAAAGAATGGAATGAAGACAATTCTGATATTAGCGTTTTGCATCCAAAAGATGCAAATGTAGTTTGGTTACTTGCGGATTGGGCTTGGGATCAGCTTGCAAGAACAGGTTGGTTAAATGGGAAAAAAGTCATAACTACAGTTCATCATATAGTTCCAGAAAAATTTAAAGAAATAGATAAACAAAATTTTATTATTCGTGATAAATTTACTACTGTTTATCACGTTTATAATGAGCACACTGCAAACTTTATAAAACCTTTAACAACAAAGCCAATTCATTTAATCACGTATTGGGCTAACCAAAAAATATGGAATCGAACGAGTGAAAAAAAACAATTAAGAAAAAAGTATAATCTACCAGAAAACGGATATTTGATAGGCTCATTTCAAAGAGACACAGAAGGATCAGATTTAATAAGCCCTAAACTAGAAAAAGGCCCAGACTTATTAGCAAATGCCATAGAAAAATGGAATTTAAAAAATAAAAATTTATCTGTTGTTTTAGCAGGGTGGAGACGTCAATATCTAATCAAAAGATTAAATGAAGCAGGAATTAAGTTTAACTATTTTGAAAGACCAAATCAACAAACAATAAACGAATTATACCAAACGTTAGATTTATACCCTGTCACCGCAAGATGCGAAGGTGGTCCACAATCTTTGATAGAATGTGGACTTTTAAATGTTCCTGTAGTTTCTAGAAATATTGGAATAGCATCACAAGTTTTACCTCCAGAATCCATTAATGATGACGTCACTTTAGCAATTCAAAATATTCCAAATGTAGATAGCTGGAAACTTCCATATGGATATCAAAAATATAGAGATTTGATATTATCTTTGTGAACTAAAATAACATTGATTGTAATATTACAATTTTAGAGGTAGTTAAAATGAAAGTAGCTGGTATTTGGCCTGGACATGATTGTTCATTTTGTATCCTAGATGAAGGACTCCCAGTAATTCATGCTGAATTAGAAAGATACAATCGAGAAAAATCTCCTCCTGGTGATGCTGTAACTTTTATGTTTGATCGATCAAGCATTAATGCAAAAGAATGTGTGCATATTGCTTCAGTTCATCCGATGAAAAAGACCAAACAATATATTGAATCTTTCAAATTAGCTCAAGAAACAGTAGAAAAAAATGGTGGTAGCATTCACTTTTTCTCTCATCATCGTTCCCACGCTGCAAATGCATTTTATTCCAGCAACTTTAACGATGCAATCGTTTTAACGATTGACGGTGGCGGTGTTGAAGACGAAAATGGTGGAGAAACAGCATGTACAATTTGGTATGGTAAAGATCGTACGATGAAAAATGTTAAGACGTTTAAACCGTATGAGATTAACATCGGCGGCGTTTGGACAAGAATTACTCGTTATGTTTTTAAACTTCAAAATGGTTGGCCTTTAGGTGGAGAAGAAGG